TGAAGCGGATGAATTAGAAACAGGGAAATCTCCTGTAATATTTGGCAGTCCAGCAGCGATTGCCGCCCCCGCTGTATCTGCACCTTGTAAAAACTTTCCGCGTAGATCCGGCACACGAAATGTTGTGCTTCCATCACCAACACTAAAAAGTCCCGAATAACTAGATGCCCATAATGCTTCCGTAGTAGCAAGCGCATTGTCATTTACAAATTTATATAAGCGCGGATATGCAGCACGTGATATTAATGCCCCATTTGCTTTTATTCTGCCTGTTTTTAAAATATGCGAATAATCAAGACTACCTACTGATAAACCATCTCTCATATCATCAATAATCCATGTAGCCGTTCCATCAGTTACGAGCACTCCTGCCGTTGTTCCCCACGTTGGCTCCGTTGCTGCTGTAACTCCTGCTGTTACGCATTCAAGGCGTGCCCACGAAGGAAGATTTGACGAATAAGCGATCTGTCCAACGACAACTACTGTGCTAGGATGCCATAATGGCATAACCGCTAATTGCGCAATAGCACTTTGCACATTTGTCGCAGTTACATTACCTGTAGCCGTACTAGCAATATAAGATGCTTGCGATAGCTGTAAAATTGCGTTTTGAACATTTGTTGCAGTTACAAGATTTTCTGCCGTGCTTGTAATATTTGTAGCAAGTAGCGATGCTGTCGTGAGTGGCGAGCTCCATGCTGAACTCCAAGTAGTACCATTATAATATTCGGTGTATATTTGTCCACTTGATATCGATACAGCAAAATGCAATATATTTGTTCCGTCAACAATAACATATAACCAAAATAAATCCGTTGCGTTTGGTGCATTTGTTTGTGCAATTGCGGACGTAACAAAAGTTCCTTGTGTAGTTTGCGAATGAAAATCTCCGCTAAAAGAATTGTTTAAAAATGTTGGGTACCAAACAATAGTACCATTTGAATCTATAGTACCCTTTGGTATCCATGTTGTTCCTGTAGAATTTAATTGCTTTGTTAAATTATTTGCCGTGTCAAGCCATAATTGACTAGCGGATGTGAACCCTGTTAGTGTCGCAGGGTCTACGGTACCGCTGTACATGCTTGCCAATGCTTTTGTAACAGCAATCACGGCTTGTCTAAAAGCGTGTCCGCTTGAATTAGGTATCTCTTGTATTGCTTGTGACATTTTTACACTCCTTTCGCCGTCCAATAGCAAGGAAATACAGAAACAGTATTATCGTCTGATCTTTTAGTAGCTAAATAAAAAGCGCTAGCTGATATAGGATATCCAAAAGCATTGTCAACATTTGCTCCTTGTTGATTAGCATTTGATGCCATAAAGTTTAAACAGCCTGAAGTAAATGGGATAGGAAAAGAAAAAATACTGTTGGTTGATGCTTGATATCCCCACTGTTCAATTAACCCATCTGACCATTTACGATATCCATTTGTGGTTAATGATTGCGATACAATATATGGTGCAAGTGAAGATAAAACGCCACTAGAAACATTTAATCCTGTTCCAACTTTTACTCCACCTAAAACGCTAGTTGTTGCTTCCGGTAATGTGTATATATGATTATCTACATAGTGTTTTGTCGCTGCTTGCAAGTCTACTGTAGGGTCTGCGCTTAACGTTGCGGTACTGCCAAAATTTACCGCGCCATTTAATGTTGTTGTTCCAGCAACAGTTAAATTACCGCCAATGGTGCCACCTGCAGAAGTAATAATATTAGCTAAAACTAGCGCTAAATTATTTACGTTTGTATCATTTACGGTATACCCTAGCGAAGCAAGCCATTGACCGATACTTGCAGTCATTACAGATGATTGACGAAATAATTTATTGTGTAACAGCGGATCTGCTATTCCTTCAACTACACCGCCAGATCGAACAGAACTATTATTATAATTTGCATCTGTCATTATATTTGTTTGATTTGTGTCAAATTCTAAAAAATTACTAGAACCAGCCATTAATTAGTACCTCCCTTAAACCAGTGGCCTTTATTGTATCCACTAATAATCGTGTTATCAAGTCCATAACCAAAAATCGGCAATTCGCCGAAGTAGTAGTTTATTAATACCCCTGCAGGGCGTGGTACAATATAGCCATTTACAATTAACCATCTTTTAATATTTGTTATATTACCGCCAAGCGTAATTGTCATAGACATGTCTTGATTGTCATAAATATTTATTAAAGTTCCTGTAAAAATTGATTCCCATTTTTTTTGCAAAGATGGTATAGTACCATCCCAAGTATTCATAATAATTTTTGCTTTTAGCAAAAATCTGTAAGTATCATCGTCCAGAGGTCCAGTTGGCGTATCTAATGTATCCCAGTCTTGTATAGAATCTATATCGGCTACAATTTCGTCAATTGTCGTAACCGATCCTGTAACTTTTCTTGATTGTCCAATTAACAATCCTAAATAGTCTAGTTGAACGCCAGTCGCATTGTCAATATCAAAATATGTGTACATGTTGTTTAGCAATGTAGCGCAATCGTTTAAAGGCGTTAATAAAACTGTAAGCCATGCCATATATTTAGGCTTAGTTTTATACATTGACGTTATCAAGTTTGTGTAATAACTTAAATTATTCATAGCTCAACCTCACGATGCGGTTACGGTTATATTTTCAACCGAACCTTCAAGCATTTCATTAAACGCCGATGCTATGTCGACATTAGACAATTCACCACTGACAATACCCGCAGTTAGCGCAGTTATTGAAAATGATGGTTTGTACAAATTACTATTTACTGCCATTGCGGACGCAATCATGCCGGATATTGTCAATTCTTCATTGATGCCTAAATTATTTATATATACAGCAATTGCAGTTTTTATATCTGTTGCCATATCAGAAACGTATCCAGATAATTCTTTTATTGTAACCGCAACATAAGCCGGTACGGCAGTCGGCCTGAAAAAGTTTATAACAACTGAATTGTTTGATACGTCAGCTAAAGTATAGCTTGTAGTTCCGTACGTATAGCATCCCGGCGTTTTTTTGTTGTAAATATTTGTTGCTATTTCTGCGTCTGTTCCACCTTCAACAACTAAAGCAATACTATGAGCCGGCAATGTGTTACTGTCGATTATTGATGTAGGGTTTTCGTAAATAGCCGATCTCGTGACGCCCGATATTGTGTTAATTGCGCTTAATATTCCTGCAACAAGTGCCGCTGCTGGTAGCTCCGTGCTTTCTGTCTGCCTTGTTCTAAATGCAGAATTTGTTTCCTGTGCAGTTCCCGGTGAAGCTGCTACGCTGTTTGTAACACTTGCCCATCCTGCGGTTGGTGTATCAATTATTGTAATCGTGCCAATCGTGGCCGAAATATTTCCTAAAGTTTCACAAGTTGCCGATACCGATACAGTTCCACCTGCTCCAATTGTCGTTGGTGTCGGCAAATCCCATATATAACCTGCGTTATCTTTTACTTTGCCATTCGTTATAACGGTTTGCGCTGTACCAGTTAAGGTCACCGTGCATGTCGAATACGACGGTGCTTGCCGTGTAATTCCATTTATCTTGTACAAACTATCTTGCGGTACGTCAACTACAGAGTCAGCTCTAAAACTGTTATATGCCATTTGTGCAGCGTTCATGCAGTCGTGAGCTAAATATGCTGTAATTGACATCATTTGATAATCGGCGCTGTCTGTATCTAAATAAATATCTGATCCAAAAATAGTTTTTGCATTTGTTATATAATAATCCATAATATCTGTGTATGTTGGTATGGTTATGCCTGTGCTTGATATTGTCGGGGCTGTATATGACATTATTATTCCCCTTTCTTATACTGATGTTGTTATCGTAACGCCAGTACTCCATTCGGTTTCGACGTACGCGGAATATGTATAACCGCGTGTTTTTCGATTTAACGCGCCTGATTGTGATGTTATTTTCTTGACGCCTGTTGTACCCGATACTCGCTCGCCCAAAATAACATCAATTGCATTTTTGTTTGAACCCGGGGAAGCAAGTATTTTTTGCCATAACGGCAATCCTGTATTAGTATCTTCCCACCACTCGCCCTCATATAGCTCAAGACGCGTTTTTATTGCTTGTGCGCAAGCTTCTGTGTTTGTTACAAATCCCTGTGAGCCAAGACCGAATGTGTAATCGCCGTCACTGTCGAGTCGTCTATATTTTATCGATGTTACTGCCATTTACAACACCCCCGAGGTAGAACTACCACCGCTCTGCACGCCCCCGTGGCGATGCGTAAGAAAATTCTTTCCATCAATTGTCGTGTTGCTTCCAAGTACAATATTTGAACCGCCTGCAATGTTTATTCCCGTTGCAGCCGTAATATTTATCGATCCGCTGGAAACTTCTATTTTAGTACTTCCGGCATCGTCTCTCATTTGTATTCCTGTTGTTGGATAATTTGATATTCGCTTAGGCTGAGAAAATAAACTTGGCATGAAAAATCCATCGGACAAATCATGTCTGCGGTTATCAATCTGATTCTGCACTCCGCTTGACTGCCACGTTGCATCAAAGCACCCGTCAGCAAACCAAACCCAGCATTCATCACCTTTATTTATTGCAGTGCATATCAAGTATCCTCCACCGCGAATTGTAACGAGTGGAACGTCAACCAGCATCGGTATTTCTGTCCACGATGGATTTCCGTTAATATTTAATTTTTCGCGTAGTGTTAATTTTACGCTTGCGGTTTGCGTTGTCGGGTTCCAACTTTCGATAATACCCGGCATTGCAACACGCATTTCAAACGATAAATTGCTTAATGCTTTATGAAAAACTTCTTCCGGTGTCGGCATTGTTGCCCCGACCGAACTTTGTATTGCGTCCATATTATCACGTCCTAATTTGGATTCGTCATATTAAACGGTATCATACCTTGCGTAATAATACCTGTAATTTCAGTGTACCATTCATTTCCTCGAGTATCGCCACGGTGCGTAAGCTTTGCGACCTTGTAGATACCGTCTTGCTCAAGCAACGTTGGCGCAACGCCGATCTGTTTTAGTTGTTCACGAATTGTCGCTTGCTCAAGTTTTATATTCATCGCTGGATTTACCATTGTAATATTTGGATTTAGTAAAATTGTCATATTAACCCCATATGGTATTTGCTGTGGGTATCCAATTAAACCTGTTGATGGTGATACCGTTATCATTTCCGTGGGCGCGTCTGTAAATTTTGTGATGTTTACTTGACTTGCGTCTACGTAAAATTGTGCATTATTTTGCGCTGCAATCTGCTTTAAATACTTCTTTGGCTCACCGAAAAATACTTTTCCGCGCGGTAACGCCGTACTGTCTAAATCTTCCGTAATTGTTCCAACGGTAATTGCCGATTTTGCATTAGCGCACACATTATAAATCTGTTGCTGTTGAGTTAGCCCTGCAGCGGCAGTAAACGCAGACACATTATTATTATATATGCCGTGTCCGTCTACGCAGTGCAGGGTAAGTCTGTAATCAACAACATTTTCTCTGTCGCGTAATATCTGGAATATCTGTCCTACAAATATTTGTCCGTATGCTCCACTGACATATCCTGCGTTAATAACGACCATCCCACTAGTTTGTGATCCAATTAAATTATCATATTCAGCCGATAAATTATACAATATTACGTCAGCATATGATATCGCCGTATAGCCTTGACGTTCAATCGAAAATTGAGCACGTAAAGCATAGTCGCCAAAATCGCTATCGGTAACATCAATCGTTTGCCCATTGGCAAGTGCTATTAATATTTGCCATTTGCGCCCATAATAGGCGTTGCTTAAATCTATTGTAGCCATTAGCCAACCCACCTTAAAACAAACGCGGTTCCTAGATTTGTGTTATTTGGAGAGTCGTTTGAATTATTATCGATATTTACGATATATGCTTCACCCAAGCCCATATATGCGTATTGTTTAAGTAAATTGCATCCAGTCAATAATGGTATCGATGACAGCAAAACAGTCGATGTTTTAGCGTCGCTAACAGTCATCGTCCAATATCCAGCAACAGTATTATAAGCTAAAAACAAGCTTAGCGTATACGACGTTTTGCCAATTGTAATTGCAAATTTTAAAGTATTGTTAGGATCGTTTGTAAGTGGTATTGTGTATGTTTTTGACATGTTTAAACCTCCGTCGCCGTAACAGTTCCGGTGTTTGTGCTATCTGTTGTCTGTCCGTCCGTGCTGGTGGCGACTGTAGCGATTACAGCCACTAATAGTTGCGTCATATTTATAGTCGCTCTTAGTCCAGCATACGTTTTGTACGTATCATCTACGGTTATCGTATCAATAACCATATTTTCATATTTATTTAATCGCGTGTGAACCGTTAACGGCAGTCGATTTGACTGCAATTCTTTTAATTTTTGATATGCCGATACCGACTTAGTATAACTTCCTGTCCATTCGGTTTTTACTAGCGACTGCATAGCGTCCGACATACCAATTTCAAGCGATAATTTTAAAGGCATCATATACGCATGGTCAACGATGTTTGCCCCTGTCTGTACTGGATGTTCTGTCATGCGAACACTTGAAACATGTGTTTCATGGAATACTGCATCAAAAAAATAATAATTTGAGTTGTTGCTGTCAAAAATACCAGTTTTAACTCCGATTAAAGTTGCTTCATCGGACGGCAACCCTTTCCATTGTGTAGGTTGCCACGGCGTTACCACGGACGACAATGAAACATTATTAGTCGTTGTATTGGTAAGAAGTTTATACAAGTTATAGCTTGAATATGCCTTGCTAACCGTTGATATTAAACTCATACCATTGTCACCCCGACTCCTGCAAAGTTATCAATCATTCGCGCATTTGATTTGTTGTTTGCCTGTTTTATCGCGGTCATAACTGCACTTTTAATCTGATCTTGATTTGCGCCCGGCTCTGTAATATTTATAATAATATTTCCTGTAGTTGTGCTCTGGTCAATGCTGCTTGCGGCATTTGCGCCTGTGCCGACATTGTAGTTGCTTAGGAGTGAGGCTTTTGCCATGAGAGAAGGGTTGTAAGATGCGTTTCTTGCGTAAACATCCGCTGCATTATCTTGCCGTTGTGGATTTTCAGACCATGCTGGACGTTCATAGTATTTAGAAAACGCATAAGCAGAGTCTTTTGCACCCGAACTATTTTGTAGTTGTGCTTTAGCGTTTGATTCAGAATTGTTTAATTCGTATTCAATGTAAGCTAATTGAGTATTTATGTCACTTGCGTCTGAACCATTTTTACTAGCAAAATCGTACAATCCTTGCAAGCGACCTCCACGCCATTGAGCAATACCGTAACTACCATCACCAGATTTTGAATTTGGGTCTAAATTTGATTCGGTCATAAGGTTACCAATAATGCCAGATACTTGGTCACTGGAATATCCTTTGCTTTTGAAAAAATTCCATGCAGTTGATTCGTTTCCACTTGAGGACGACCCGCCACCACCTCCACCGCTAGATTTACCAGCACTGTCTTTACGCCCCCAAGGGTTTTGGCTTGTAGCCGCAGAAAAATCTTTTCCAGCAAGCTTTAATTCCGATACCGCTCCCGTCAAATCTCCAGACAATGCTTTGCCTAGTGCGGAAAATAAATGTGCAAGAAAACTTGCTGTTTTTGCAATCTGGACTGCAGCATGCGAAAATTCATCGGCAATCATTTCACCGATTCCCTTACGCTGACCTAATAATCCTAAACTTTTTAACGCCGAAGTTAACCCTTTATTAATATCGCTTAGCGCGTTGCCCCAATCATGAAACGCTTTTATTATTGCGTCAATGGCTCCATTTTTTTCTAATGATATTGCAACTTCGTTTGTGAAATTGTCGAAGCCATCCGTAGCGTTTTTTACAAGGTCAACAAAATCTTGCCACATGCTATTTGTTCCTTGTATTTTACCTAAATGCATTATTACGCCAGCGATTAATCCTGCGAACAGCGATAGTGGCAAGCTAAGTCCTCGCATAACTCCAAGAAATATTGCACCAAATTCTATAATTACGTTACTGGAATTTTTAAAACCGTCACTTACTTTTTTTAAAATATCTGGTATTTTCTTAAACCAATCAATTAATTTTTCAATGTCGGGAACCAGTTTCCATATATCCGTCGCAAACTTAACAAAAAAATCTGCAACTTTTTTTGTCCATACTGGCATATTACTTACAATCCAGTCGTTTAACTCGTGAATACCGCCTTTAAAATTAAATAATGGCCCATTTAAGTCGTTTATAATATGCATTGCAATCCATTGTAAGGCGTACGTTGCTTCGACCTTTAACCGTGTAAATTCAAATCTTATATTGCGAATACCACGCATCATTGCTTCGCCGCCACCCGGTATCTGTGCTTCAAGTGTCTGTGTTTCTTGCATCAGCGACATATACCGTTGTCGAAGTTCTGGTATCCATGCAATATCATTAATATTTTCGCCCATTGCATCTGTGACAATTTTTAATTCTTTGGCTTGCTTCGTCGACATATACATGCTGAGAGCAAATTTTTGGTAACCCATATCAAGTTGCGATACATGGTCAAGCAGTCCACCAGTGGCAGTTGTTACGCCAATAAGCGCGCCTGTGATGGCAGACGATGCAGTTGTAAACGATTTTGACATGGACGACGTAACAGTTTCAATCGTTTTTTCAAGTTCTTTTACTTTTCCAACCGTTTGGTTCCAGCTAGTATCGTCGATTTTTGCGCCAAGCTGGACTAAATAACTTTTAATAACATTCATATCCATCTGCTACGCGCCTCCTTTATTTGCTGCATTCTTAATTGCGACTGCCTGATTGTATCGATCTTGATTTTCATTTCTAACGTCGTTCATTTCGTGCCAATCCTGCAAGTCATCAATCGTATACGTGCCATCACGTAATTCATGCTGTTGCCATTCTTTGCAAGCTACTGGAGCCCAGAGGTATCCGTTGAGGGTAATATATTCGCAAGGGACAAACCCGATAGACTCTGTACGAGTTCTTGTAATGCCCCTTCTTCGAAAAAACTTTGCACATTAAACATTAGCACGTTTGCCACCAATGCCGCTGTTGCAATAATATCGTATTCAAGGCTTGCAAAAAACGGATTGTATGCTCCATTTTTAAGCAATATCGGCATCGGTACCTCTTGGTCTCCAGTTACTTTATACTGCTTTACAGCTTTAAAACATGTTTTCATAATTTCCGCCATATCATCACGAGTCATTTCTGGGCGTTCTTTTACAATTGGTGCTTCTGCCAGCGGAAATTTCATTTGATCTTCGATCATCGACGGCATTGCCTTTTGTATAATTTGCATGATAAGCCACATCGAATCAGCACAAGGCAACTTGCTGATCTGATATTTTGCTCCTCTAAACTCAAAATCTTTTGTTAAGTCCATTATTGCGATCTCCTTTTATTAAACGTTTTCACTCTGTATATCTGCCGCTTGCAATACCCACGTTACTTCGCCGCCTTGAGCCGCATATGGCTTGTCTGGCATGTTTTGTGGGCTTATGCCGGTAATTACATGCGTAACGTTGTTTAAAGTGTCACGCATAAGCATAGTTCCTGTCGCCCACGCGGATGCGTCACCAGCTTTTGCGGCTGTCTTAACATCATTAAACCAGTTTAGCAAAAATACGTTAAAATCAGAAGTCTGCGGCGTCTGAATAGTCAGCGTCCCGTTATCTCCTGCAACAAACGATGTTTGCACAAATCCATCTGCCGCAACTGTCTGTGCTGATTTTTCAGTTGTCATATGGATTGTTATTGTGCCAATACCTTGCTGACCTTCAAACGTGTATGCGCCACCAAGAGTATGTGTAAATGCTCCTGTTATGTTACGAAAACTGTATGTTCCTTTCACTATATAACCTCCTAGCTTGTGATATTAGCCGCCATTAAGTTCCAAACAACATTACCGCCTTGCGCGGCAAATGTTTCGTCTGGTCGTTTTTGCGGGCTAATCCCTGTAATTGTATGTGTTGTTGTTGTTGATAGCAACGAATCTGTTTTTACAAGCAACATCGATGCATTTGCCCAATTATCCCAACTGGGAGTGGACTGCGTCGCTTCGGTTCGTATCGTGTTATACCAACTTAACAAAAACTGATTAAATAACGATGTTTGCATAACATCAATTGTTACCATGCCGTTCCAAATTGGCGTTGGCAGAACAAATATACCGCCGTCAACACTTATATCCTGTACGGTATTTTCGGCTAAATACGACACTGTTATTTGGTTTATGCCGCGATTTTCAGCACCGCCGAACGTGTAAGTTCCTGCTGATGTATGAGCAAACACACCGTTTAAGTTTTTGAACGAATAAGTTGCCGCCCCAGACGAGGATAATAAACTTGTTATTTTCCCCGCAATGGCAGTTTCTAAAAAATCTATTACCGTACTCATGATTGTACGTATACGGCAATCGTCACGCTATGAATAGCAGACGCTTCAACCAGTGCAACGTAGATCGGTGGTGACTGTCTGGCAATTCTTTGCGAAGTCGTCAGCGTACTAACTTTTCTAGCCTGTGTTAAATATCCATTTGCCATTGTATCACCGTATTTAAGATTCAGTACTGCAACACCGTCCCACGTTCCACTAGGTGCAATGTAGCCAATTGACTGCAGAGCAGAGCACTGTGTATTTACAACGTTCATAATTGCTGTAACACCTGCGTCTGTAAGCGCGATCTTGCTGTTTGATACAAGCAAATTCATAACTTCAATCTGGATATAATTTTGCAAAACATCACGGAACAAAATCTGATCGAAATAATATCCATTCGAAACATAACCTTGCTCAAAAATATTATATTCAGCTGCATAATTTACGTATACATTGCCATAATATTTTTCGATGTTTGTTACCTGTGTTTGCGTAATCGGTTCAACCGTAACACCTGTAAGCGTTTTAAACTTCATCGTGTACGCGGAATTTTCAAGCAGTGTAGTAAGTCCCATGGCTTCGCCAAGTAACGCTGCACCTGCGTAGTTTGTCGTTGAATAAATACCCATTGACCGTTTATATGCCGCCGCGTTAAGTGCATAAAATACATTTGTCGATGCTGCTGTACCTGCTACTGCCGCTGCGTCGTGCGTATCGTAAATATACTGACTGTTCGGTGTCATCGATTCAACCGTTGCCGCAATCGCAACGTGATCTGCAAGCGCCGCGCCGCACACGTAACATGCGTACCATGCCATACTTGCCGCTCGACATTTCGATACTGCATCAACCGCGGTTTCGCCGATTGCTGTAACATTGATTGTGCAAGAACTACCGCCAGTCGGTGCGACTGTAGTTGCAAGACCTGTTCCAACGGTATATCCAGTGCCAACAGTTGTTAAACTAACAGCCGAAACTGCACCATCGTCAATCGCTGTAATCGTAATTGTGCATCCGGTCGCGCCAGTTGGCGATACTGTTGTCGCAAGTCCTGTTGCAGTATTATAATCGGCACCTGCTGTTGTAATGCTTACGCCTGTTACTCCTGTTGCAACATTTACGCTTGTAACTGTCAGCGTGCCGCCTGTAGCACCAGACTGAACAATTGTAAGAACGTCACCAACCGCGTACCCTGTACCTGCAACATCAACCGCTACCCCACTAATCGAACCATTATCGATTGCTGTTACCGTTGCCGTGCCACCCGACGCGCCAGACTGTGTAATTGTTAAAACGTCGTTTACGTTATATCCTGTACCACCTGCATTAATCGCAAGCGTTACAAGTGCAGATAAATCCTGTCTGCCAACCCACAATACATTAGGCTGTGAATCTGCGTTAAAATACATCAGCGCCGCTTTATATTCTGGACTGTCTACGGTGAATCCATCCGTCAGCATTGAACTGGCTTCGGTGTATTCGCGTGCTCGTTCCAACGTCGGAATTATGGACGATGTACCAATAATAAGACCTTGATTAAATGTTGATGTTGTCGCCCCAGTCGATGTGACTTTGACGATTACGTCAACAATTTGATCTAAATTTAAACTCATTACATTACCTCCTATTCGATATTATAATCGTTGCCATTAATATTAATTGGTACTGTCGCAACGGACGCAACGGTATTAATATCTGTAACAAGACTATTAAATTTCATGGTTAAATCAGTTCGTTCCCACCATAGATTATTGTATGCTTCCGGCATTCGCTGTGGCTCTGCGGTATCTGTAACTAAATATAAATTGTAGCTATCAAGCAAATCCGTTGCCGTACTATAAAACATTTTATTACGTATTGTTTGTGCATTTGTATTTGAATTTGGCCCATAGCAAATCCACGCAACGCTAACAACTTGCGTATACGTGTACGTTTGATTTAATATTACGCCTGTTGAATCAACAGGCAACTGCGTCATACTTCGCACGCGATTGTAAGCGTCATCAACGGGAACAACTTTTAAAAATACAATATCTTCGTCAACGTTAAATCCCGGTTGCCCTTGTGTAGGCCAATCTGTACGAACTTTACCTAACAACGTGGTATCTGTAGTATCATAGCCAAGTAAACCCATCGTTATAGTCCAAAAAGCAGACTCAAGTTCTTCTATCGTCATATTAAGCACCACTCATTCTGTTGCCAATACATAACCAATATCCGAAGTCCAAGTAAGGCCATATTTTAACGATTTTATAGCGGTCATTTTGCCAAAGTATCTGGTCTGATATACCGCTTTTACCGTCACCCAACCCCGACGCTGATAGTTCGCGACTCAAGTAAAATGGACTATTTGACATTGACAGAAAACATACCATAATACTTGTTCTATCGCCTTCCGGCACCTGCAATATTTCGTGGTTTGTTGCCGGGTATACTGTGCCGTAATAAGGCAATGATACTTCATTCGTAACAAATTTACCGCCTACGCCCCACGCGCCAGTTTTGCGATATACGGTGTACGATTGCGCGAAGTCTGTGTCAATTACAATATCTGATACGTCAATCATGGCGCCACCACATACTCAATCGACTTGCGAAGCGAAGCGGTGTCAATTAGTGGCTTATCGCTACCTTTAGCAGCGATTGTTGCGGGTGCATTTGGTGCCCAACCATTGTCTGGGTTCGTAAAATTATCTTTTACTTTGTCGCGAACAATCATACCAATTTTTGATAATTCATCGTTAATGTTAACAGTCGGGTCGCTTAATGATTTTTTAGCCAACGCTTGAAATCTATTACCAATCATTTTTTCATTTTTTTTGATAACCGGTTCTAAGATTGGTCGAGCAGGAATATTATTTAACGGTGAACCATTGGATTGTATATATGCAAGTTCAGCATTATTAATCGGTTCGCCCGGTCTTGATGCTTCGGACTCTGGCACACCTACATATACGTGCAGTGACGCTAGTTTATTAAGCTGATCTGTTATTGCTTTTGTGTTGTCGATGCCGACTTTATAACTTGCTGTGCATGTTACCACACGTACATTCCTCCTTTACCGACCAATTTAGCCATTGACGCAAACTGTTGACCAAATATCGTAAGCTTCCACTGAGCCCACCCGTCTAAGTCTTGACCAATTAAATTATAATCATATCCCGCAGAAACAGGGCCCACGCTCTTGCTAACAAGTAAGCCCTTTGCTCTACCTGCTGCAATAACTTGCGCAGCAGTGCTATTTGCGTCTGTGACAGATTGTAAATACATCGTCACGAAATGCGCTACAAACCATCCCATACATAATTTCCAGTGTTTGTGGTAACGATTTTGTTTTACGCACGCAGTCGCTAAGTCAATATACATTTGTATTACAAGCGGATCAACTAAATTTGTTGTTACTGTGTTTACGGTCGTTGTAAAAGTCGCTCCGCTGCCCCCTGCGGGAATAACGGTTGTCGTTGCAGATGTTGTTGCAGTATATCCGCTACCACCAGCGATTAATTCGTAAGTTAATATTGCTCCGCTGACGTTTACAGTATCAATTCTTATCACGCCGCCTGTGCCGCCCGTCACGGTTAAAACATCACCAACGCTATAGTTTGTACCACCCGAAGCCATTACGGCTGTCATAATAGCCGTTCCGTTCGCCGTTCTTGGCGCATAAGCTGGAAACGATGCGTAGAAGTCAGCTAATTCATACGCCGGATTCGTTCCGTCGATAATATTCGAAGCTGTTGTGATAATACTTTGATTCATTGCATCGTCGGTCGTACCATAGTATGAATTCATAGCTTAATTTCACTTCCTTGCTTTATTGATTTTCGCCGTTACTTCGTTTTCGGTCTGCTTTTTTTCGGCAGCTTCTTCAAGTTCTTTAATTCTATTTTTAAGCTTCTGATTTTCTTCCATTGCTTTGACTTTTTCTTCATCGTTATATTTATTTGCAATGTGAACAATGCCGTCTTTCAATGCTGCCTGAAAATAATCTGTTTTTTCTACCCAATCCGGCACGTCGTTAAATCCTACACTAACATGTACTTTCTGTAAAACACCATGAGCATTTTTTTCATTTCTATCAAACGCTAAACATCTATCTGCAAGAACACTAATCATTTATTTTCCTCCTTGTTTAATACACCGCTTAACATATTGTAAGTTCTTAAAGATACTAAAATATTTTCTTTGCAATTGACTAAGTCTCTTAGTAAATTACATCTTAAATATTCTTGATAAGATTTCTCTTTTTGCAAGCAGTCATCATCTAATTTCATTTTTCTTTCGAGTATTTCCATTCCAATATTTTTGTAATTGAGTCTAATTGACTCAATATATTGTGGATAATTACCGTCAGACCATTTTATTATTTTATTATTTAAGGTAGGATCTTTTTCGTCAAGACATTCACTTAATAAATAGCCACTATAAACAGATGGATTTGTTTTCATTAATGGCATTTCAATTTTGCTTCTTTTGTCGCCATAATTATTCCACAACTCAACTATTTTGTCTTTGTTGCTTAACTCACAACCAAAAGCATTTTTGTTTTTTATATATCGATATACTGAATCATTTACACTTACAACATTATCCATTCTGTTTACAACCGAAATAAGTGCATTTTTTACAGATTTATCATCAACATCAAACAATCCTTCTATTATTTTAATAAGCTTTTCTTTCTTAACGTTCAAGATTTTTCCTCCTAAAATTTCAGGACGGCAATTAAGCCGCCCTTATAATTATTATTTAAATTCCATCATAGTACGCGCAAGCTGTCGGAGCAAGAATCTTAGTCTGTGAGAACTGACCTGCGTACAATGTTTCGTAACTACCCTGTGAAGTATTTGGACCCTGCATAACACGACTAAGCGGTACAGGAAGATCGATTGCTACACGGTTTGGAAGTTTTACGTATGCTACCATACGATTAGTACCACCAACGCCCGGTTTAGTTGCGCCCGAGCTATCGCCGCACCATCTTGACGGGAATATTTCTAGCTTACGTCCCTGCGAAGTTGCGATGTTATTTTCAAGCAAGTAATTCAAGATACTCTGTGTTCCTGCAATTGTAACAGGCGTATTTGTAATGTACGCGAAGTTTGCAGGGTCGATAAGAATATGATTTGCCATACCGTCTAAATCGTATTCGCTCTGCGCCCAAGTCGTGTTGATTGCGGTATTTACGTCAGCCATGATTTCAAGCGGAGTTTTTCCCGTCCACAGGCGAGATGTTCCAGCGTTGTTTAGCGCTGCGTTTGTAGCTGTTACAAGCGGGTTATTTACAAGACCATATGTGCCAGTCTTAGAAATACCGACGTAGACGTTACGATCAAGCAGTTTGTTAAAGTTTAAGCGCAAACCATCGTCAAGAATCTGACTTAATGATTTACCGATCTGCTGCAATTTCAAGTCATCGTAAATTGGAATTTTAAGGTTCTCCATGAACGTATGAACCTTGAACACGTCTTTACTAATGTTTGCCGTTGCAACCGGGATGTTGTTTGTTTCACCTGCACCGATAGCGTCTTCATCAGAGCCAGTTGTTGCATAGTGTACAAATACATTCGATGTAATATCAACCCATCCACCACCTGGAATCATATCGATATCGCGTGGTGCTGTAATGCTTGTCATTGGTTCAAGCAAACGTGGGTCTTGCTTTTCGAGTTCGCCGATTAAGAACGCCATGCCTGTTCCACCGCCGCCGCTGGCATCCATTGTCTGACCGTTATACGAAGGAACTACAATGCCCTGTGATTTCAAAGCATCGACAGCATCCATTACCTGTGACTTATTAATTTTACCCATTTATCGTATCCTCCTTATGCATTTAACTGCGTTAACAGTACAACTTCGGCAATCCCTGTTGCGGAATCAATTTTGCCGCTTGTAAATTTGGCACCAGTTACCGCAATTACGGTTGCGCCGTCTGTTGCTGTGCCGGCTGCTTCGGCTGTAAAATCACCAACAGCAAGCGCGGTACCTGCGACTGTAACAATGCCAAGCTGACCGTTTGCTACAGGCGTACCGGACTGAATAATTACTGTAGTAGTACCCATTTGCAATACGTCGCAAGGTCTACCAGCTTCATAGCTACCAGTCGTAGTATTAGAGCCGTAACCGTATGTCATGCCCTGCTTAACTTCGGATACTGCAATCCCTGCAAAGTTGGCCATCGTAGACGCAGACACACCACTGCCGGACGCTCCAAACTTCGAATACGTATTATCGGTATTTGTAAGCACAGCTGCGCCAAACGGAATAATTGGCTGCGTTTCAGCGCCGTTACCATCGAGAATTGATTTTACCATACGAGCATTGATTTTATTGTACGGGTTACGGGAAACTTTACCTGCATACCCAAGATTTAGATTTCTTCCGATTACTGATACTGGCATATTATTTATCCCCCTTCGATAATGTCTTACCATAGTTTGCCCATGCTGCTGCAGCGTCAGGTGCTTTACGCAAGTTACTGCCAGCCATTGGAGCCGAATCAAATGCTACCTTACGGCTTGCATTTGCGTTTTTAATGATCTGCGTATACTGATTTCTTCCAACTGGGCGACTATCACGAACTGACTGCACAAACTGTTTAGCGATTGCGTCACGCGTTGGTTTATCTTTGATTGCCATAATTTTAGGCTTCATATCTTTTACAAGCTTTTTGATAGGGTCTGCGTCTTCTGCCATAGCTTCAAGTTCTTCGTTGCCATCAGCAAATACATGCTTTTCTTTACCTTTTTCTTTTTCAGCAGCCTGTGTTTCCGGTGATTCTTCTTCTTCGTCAGAAAGTTTTTCTTCATCTTCCTTTTTGCCAAGTTCGCCTTCAAGCGCATCAAATGATTCTTTTGCGCCAGCTTCTTCATGTACCTGTTTATCGGATTCAACAAGTGTCTGAATGATTGTAGCAAGCTTATCGATCTTAGCAGTTAACTCCGCAGTTGCGTCCGGTGCTGCTGCAGCTGGCGGCGTCACTGGGTCTGCGTCTTTGACGGGTTCCTTGATAGGTTCTTTCATTTCGTCCATTGCTTTTGCCGCTTTTGTAATTTCTTCCGGCGCCGCATCCTCTGCATATTTTTTGATTCCAAGACCAAAAATATGATCTAAAATATTCATAATTTTTTTATCTCCTTTTTTCTTTTCAACTGTTGTTGGCTTTGAGTCTTTAATTGCCACTGAATGCCCTGCACGACCAGCATTAACCACAGCGACATGATTGCCAACAATATTAGTCTGGTCAATCGTTCCGTCCTTGTTCATGGTGTACGATGCTTCGTATCCGCAGGACACTTCGCGCTTATCGCCATTTTCAATCTGATTTATTAGACCTGTGTCAGTAATATATAAATCACCTACCAAGTATTTGCCGTCCGCGTGGACGTTCTGTACGTGTCCGCGCCCTATCATTGACGCGGTATCAACCGTAAGATTACTAGTAGGATGGTCGTTTGTTGTGGGCTTACCTTCAAAACTTGCGATAGTCGCAGGGGAAAATAATTCCTTCGCGCTACGATCTACTTTAACAATGTCGGTTGGTGATAGTTTAAATTCAGACGGTAGCTCACTGCCTAAATACTGCATTTCGCCAACGCGTCCAAGCGGTACATTTTTGCAAATCAAATATCCTTCGGGAGTTTTAACCATGTTGGGCGATATTTTATCGCCATAGTATAACATTTAGATTTCCTCAAACTCAATTGTAAATCCAAACGTGCCGCCCGCCGGAACTGCTGCTCCGTTAAGATTGATTGCCAGACCTTCTGCCGCCCCACGAAGATAAATTGCTTTGTCATTGCGATTTGCAAAATCGAATACGACTGTTCCTGCTGCGCCAGCTACACCAAAATTAAGTGCTTGTGCGGATAATGCCACGCCTGCGCCAACAGAAGTAGGGCTTACCGTATATAGTTTCGCTACTGCTGTTGCTGCAACGTCTGTGCTATCAAACTGTGCCGCTGTTACACTTGTTGACGTACCTGCCGTGTTAACCGCTGTACGTTTAACAAGCGATACATTCATGCTTCCCGCAGTCGTTGCCTGTCCTGATACTGTTACGCGTTTAATCTTAACTGTTTTTGTTGCTGATCCGTTTAAAATAACAACGTCGGTCGGCGTTGCTGCTGGTGTATTTGCTACCCCAGACACGCCAAATGTTGCAGCGGTTCCTTCTGTGCTGGCTCTACTGCCAACACCTGTTATTACGTTTAAATCTACTGCCATTTAAATTCCTCCTCTAAAATGTACTTCGTGTTGTTCCTACTGTTTTATAAAAATTAGTTCCATCAAATTCAAATGCTCCTGTTAGCGCTCCGCTGGCGACCGCCGCCGCAGGTAATAATGCAGATGCGCGAATACGCAATGGAGCCATTGTAAGCGGTGAAGCGCCAATGCCGCCATTTAACGTCGAAGCGCCACCGACACCAGTCGACATATACATAACAGCGACAAATACTAACCCGCCAGCACCCGTTAGTGCAGGAGAAGCAGTTGTTACAATTGGAACGCTTGAAAGCATTGATATGCTGCTTGATGATGTTGTAAATACTGCAACAGATGATGTCGTTAATATAACAAGTGACCCAACATAAGATGCTGTACCAGATACTACGATCTGTCCAGTAACCGCGTCTTGTGTATGTGTAAATGTCATTGCACCGCCAATTGCTAATGCAACGTTATCCGGTGCATCAATTTTAAACGACACACGATTAGCAATAATGCTACCAGCCGCGCCAGTCGTTGCATAAAAACAGCGTGCTGCTGCATTTGAGTGCAAAACACTAACGTTCCCGTCAATAATTTGTAATTTACTTGACGCATTTGTGTTTGTCCACTGAATTGCATCACCTGCACCAGAAGTCGATAAACTGTTAATATAACTTCCGTAAAACTGCAAGTTTATTACAGTTGAACCGCTAACAGCAAGCGTTGTTCCCGAAGCAGCCGAAGCTGGATTTTGCAACACAATGTTATCGCAAATTATTGTTCCGGTGCCTGTTGCAGTATGATTACCAATAATGTAAACCCCGTAAGGTACAGGCGATGTGATATTTACACCAACCTTAAACGTTAAGTTTTCTGTGTACGTCCCGGGCCATATAAATATTGTATTGCCTGCTGTTGCAACCGTAATAGCCTTACTAATTGTTAAATACGGCAAGTTTGCACTGCCGTCGCCAGCCGTGTCACTACCATTTTTACCAACGTAAATATAATTCGTTGGTTTTACTGCACCACTAATTCCTGATAATAAATCAACTAAATTCACAACTTCACCCGATTCTGCTACCATACGCCCGCTTGCAGGCGCCATAGTATTAATGTCTATCATGCAATCCCCCCTGTCGGTTTGGTGGGCGATTTAAGCCCGACCTTAGATACGATCACCTCCCTTCATTTTGGAGTATAAAACGCGTCTACGGCTTTGTCTGTGTTCCACGATTTCCCTGCTAATTTCATAGCAGCAGCAACTGCTTGTTTCTGCGGATGACCGGATTTAACCATTCCTGATATATTTTTTGATACGATTTTGTTGGAACTTCCTTTTTCGAGCGGCATCACATCACCTCCCTGCGTAATAAATTTAAACACAATGGGATAAGACCGTCCCATGCAACATCTTTATTATTTGTATTCATAATATTTTCGCCCACAATATGGTGCCATCGAATAATTCCTTCGTTGTCTGTAGTATCTTCATGCATAAAATAAATATCAGCTTTCGGAAAAACAATACCAAATATATGATTTTCACAATCCGGCAATATCTGTGTCATTAACTTAGTTATTGTTGCGTCTTCCGGTAATGAAGATCCAACTTCTTCAAACCATTCACGGGTTATACAGTTTTCTGGAGATTCGTTTTCTTCAATGTGACCACCTACGCCAGACAGCCTTCCCTTGCCGGGATTATTATTACGATTAATCAACAATGTGTACATAAAATCTTTGTCAACAGCAATTGCTTGCGTATACCGTACCATTACAATATCTCCCTAAATTGTTTTTTTGTCATCATGCGAATACTGCCGCTATAATATACTTTGTGGGGCCAGCTTATTTCGTCAACGTCAAACATTACACTTGCATAGCACCTACAATTAAAAATTTCGCCTGGGCCGTATTCCCCATACGACTTCTCGCCATCCAGTTTTTCCGGACTGGGCGGGTTGCTATAATTACATATAACGTCGCTCATATGTCGATGTGACCCACGAACGCGCTGGTCAGACGATGTTTTCCACGTATACCAGTTATACCCTAACTTTTGCGCTCGTGCTTGTACAAGTTCTGATGATGCCTTTGACGACTCTGTTCTCGCGATCAGTGTCGCCTTAGCTTTTGTCATGTCGGGAAACAACGCTTTTAACTGTTCTGAAATCCATTCAGGTCGTTTGCCTTTTAACTGTTCTTCCGCAACTAACTTTGCCATTCGCTCTGCCATGTCAAGTGGCGCTGATGTAATATAATACATGTTGCGCGCAAGCAATTTTTGATATATTTTATCTTGATCTGTTTCGCGCTTTAACGCTTCGTATATCTTGCGTCCTTGTGATGACTGACGTGCCGCTTCACGCCATGACCTCGCAGTGTCGTTACGCGACATCGTTATCATGTGTTCTACGGCAAACTGTGCGAAATTCTTAAACCAAGGCGACTTTACAATCTCATTTGTCATCCGCATAATTAAATCATGTTTACGTGACGTTATTATTGCTTCGCCGAATTTAGCGAACAGTTGGCGCAGTTGTCTCTGGTAGTCCAGTTCTATCCGGCGCTGTGGTTTCCATGTCATCCGGCATCACCTTTCTGTTCGTCGTTCCTGCTCCACCAAGTCCGCCGCCAAATTGTGGCATTGCTTCGCCCATATCTGGGCTTAAATCGTTGTCGGCAGCGTCGATTGCTTCATCGGTCACACTGCTAAACATATTCGATGTATACGACAATTCTTGCAGTTCCTTGAGTGCCATGCGATGCGTAAGTACCCCAGTATTATATCCTTCATAGATGCACGTTGTTTTCTTCGATATGATTTCAGCCATTTTATCTTCTGTCGGAGTCTGTACCGCATTAAATCGTATTCCCAAATCGTGCGGAACCTTGCCAAACTCGCTCATAAACATAATCGGCAGCAGCTTCTCCAAAATCGGTTTTAACTGCGATTCCTGTCGTTGCCCTATCATGTCATAGTAATTTTGCGCGTCGGCTTCCCCAGTCGCATTCATGCCAGCGGGAGCACGACCGAACAGTTTTGTTACTGGAATTTCTGCGGCGCCAGCGATATCTAACATCTGCGATTCGTAAATATCATTCAGCCCTGCAAACGTGTAGTTCATAGACGAAACTTCGTCCTTGTCGCCTATAATCATCATGCCATTATTGTTACGCATCTGATTCTGTGCTGACTTAACCGCGTAGAAGTCTCTCTGTACATCTGGGTCAGTTGCAGCCATCATTTGGTCAAAGTCTGTTACCTTGTTGACGAGTAAATTTGCTTGAAATACCAAGCTTGCTATATTCCACGACGTATTGTCGCGCTTTGCCAGCTCATCAAACACATGCTCAAGCTGACTCGCCCCCCATCCGATTTCAGCCATGTTCTCCCAGTACGGCAGCCGCCGACCACAAAAACGCAACACTCGCGAATGATGCACGCGAACTGTTGCGTTATCTTTTGTTACGTCTCTGACTTCGTACCATTCGGGCAACCCGAACTCTGGGTCTTTCATGTCAGTGATTAATTCAGTGCCGGGATAAATACCAGACCAGCGATCAACAATGAGCAAACCGCAGTAACTGTTTGGCATAACCTCGTTAATATCAAGCGGTATATCAAGCTGATCTTCTTGACCGTCGATCATCATAATACCCGCAGCGCCGCCGTACAAATCACCCCAGCATAAGCCTTCGTTGATTTTATCCTTCGTCTTAGTGCGTTGTTCAAGCTTGTTGTATCGATCTGTTATCTCCGGTTCAAGATCGGCTGTGTTTGAAAACCAATTTTTGACCATATCACCAGGGATCGTTTCAATGATTTTCTTGCAAATCCATGAATTACGATAGAGAGTGTTTAACAAATTATAATTTCTGGTAAGTCTGGTTAATTTATAATCCGTCCCACCCATCATCCCCGGCTGATCTACTCCTAGCCTTCCCAGCGAGTTTGTGAAGCTGTCTCTTGTTGACTTGCGCGGTGAACGCTGCACCGGTTCAGTCGCGGTTGCAGAACTGCGTTTTTGTTTTTTATTCATGTGCAGCGGATTCTCCTTTTATATTTTATATGATTTTACAATGGTTTTACAGTAGTAGCGCAAGCAGTCACAAGCATCATCGTTTACCTTAACAACTTGTTCTTTGCCATGCTCTGCTGCTTTAGCATCCCAGATGTATGCAGAAAGCTCTTTAATCAAATTAACACACTTTTTGTTTATCCAAAGTTTTTTTGTTTGCAAAAGATTTGTTACAAGTCGTATTCCCGCAACAACCTCATTGTCTGCATTAATTGTCGGGGCAGTTTCTTTTGACCGCTGATTATGTTTTCTTAGCTCTGCCCTAAAATCTGCCGCTGCTGGATCAACAATAATAGCCTTGGTACGTTTACCATCAATAAACTTTTCAACTGCATCAGCGTAATCTGACGGGGCAAGCTCTTTGTGAGTTTTTGTTGAGTCATAATAATACTCATCATTGCAATAATAATTTGTTACACCCTCAATTGTTTGCTCAATCATTTCCAGACAAGCAAATGGATGAATTGTCCCGTAGTCAATTACATAATGTCTGTTGTAGTACAAATCAAAATTAGGCGAATGGTCGTCGCCATCAACATATTTATTTTTATCTGTAAAGTTGGAATAAACAATACCTTCTGCCGCCGTTCGAAGCCCCGCGATATCACGTTCCCACCAGATAGAGTTTCGCCTATATGTGGTTAATATCTCAGCCATGCGCTCGTCAGTAATCGACATGTTGTCTGCGATCGTGAAATGTTGCCAGACATAACCGTAGTTCTTATATGTTAATGAATTTTCTTCATGAACATCAAGAATTTCAGTATAAAAGTAATCTTGCGGGTTTTTAGGGTTAATGTCAAAAAATATCTTACGCAAGTTACTTGATATAGTTCTATCAAAACATTCTTTAATAAATGATTCATCACATTCATTTGCTTCACTGACGTAAATTGACCCCAAAGTAAAACCTTTTATCAATTTATTTGATGCTTTGTTTGCACCACCGCCAATAATAATTACTTTTTCGCCAACTTTAGTATTTATATACAAAGCGTCACGATCTTGATACTGACCTTCGCGGCAACGCCCTGCAAAGTAGTTAGCAACGCCAAATCCATTAGACTGAATTATATTAAGTTTTGCAGTACTGTTTGACACACCTCCTGCAAGGTGCAGGTAGTCTGGGTGTGTTTCAAGTACCGTACACCACGCAAGAATATTAATAATATTTTTACCAGCGCGCTACTTGCCGCCCTCAGCGCAAAGAAGCCAGTTTTTAGGATCAATACAATCTCTAAAATACTGGACAGTCTTTTCGTTGAACGGCGCATATTTTACAGCATCCATAGGCGGCAAATCACTTCCTTTCGCGCAGTTAAGCACATTTAAATTTATTCATCTTCGCCGGGTATTTCTCTGTTTGGTACTGGCTTCATAATTATGTCGGCAATTGTCGTAATATTCTCATTAACATTATGGCTATCAACAGCAACTTCCTGTTTGTCGCGCCACGCTGCGGGCTGACGGTTCTTAAGCCAGAAGATCATCGACGTTGCGTCTGGTGGTACAAATTTACGAACCGTTTTTTTACCATTTTTTTCATCATCCGTAATTTCATCGTACTCAAATCCTTGTGCTCGTTTATATAAAGACTCCGCTACTTTAGCGTCCGCGGTTAACTTAGATTGCCTTAAGGACTCTAAAAACGAAGGATGTTCTGCTTTCCAATTGTTCATTGTTGCTTCACAAACTCCAAACGATTCTGCCATCTGTACATCCGTTGCTCCCAGCAGACCAAATCCATACGCCATCTTATCAAACTCCGGTTTGTACTTCGATGGTCGACCCCCTTGTTCACCCATTTTGTTCACCTTCCCCATACACTGCTTTATTAAATTGGACTAGCTTCGACCAGTCCGTAAATATCTGTCTGCGATAACTGACGCACGAATCATCAATTACCGATATATCCGTTTGTTTACACTTGCCATCGTTACAATACTTGCAAGTTTCGTTATTACAATTTATCATCGTGCGCCCTCCTCGCGTTTGACATAATAAAAACCGCCCCATGGTTGGAGCGGCTGTGTTAACATATGGTGGCGGTATTCCCGCCACGCTTAATATAGTTTCGCAAATCTGCGAACACGGTTTAACCAAAGCCGTTAAGGTATCACTGCGCGGTCATAATCAACCGCGAATGTTATCGTGTATGGCAACGTATCTCCGCTTCGAATCAGTATCCGCGTTGCTGTGTTATATTCAAACGTCCATAAGACGTCAGATATTAAAATTATTTCCCCAACTCCAGCTGCCTGCGCTTATATTTAAAATACTGCCAGCTAACAACAGACAAGCCAATTACGATATATAAACCTAGGCAAAGCATATTTTCTCCAATTTCCACTGCTTATCCCTCCGTTTTTAAATTAAGGAGCATGCCGTAGCACGCCCCATGTAAAGTATTACGAAAACCAAACGGTGGGATTTGAACCCACGGAGATGCCAGCATTACCAGTTACAACCCAGCCTTACGGCTTGCTATAATCCTCTCAGCCACATATGGTTTCCATCACACTTTCGATTAATTACATTTTATCACATCCATAAGGACGTGTCAAGGACATCATTCTGACATTTCATTTATACTATCAAACCCAAACACAAAACCCGAGAAATGCTGCACAGAATCTACAATGTCGCGCCTTATTGTCCGCTCGTCAACCTCTTCCGTCTTGGCAATATCGGACATTTTAACGCCATTTAAGAAATGTTTCACCATCACGCGATACTCACGTTTAGACTTGTCGCTACCCATATTTGCATAAGTCTTGTAAATTTCGAGCATTTTATTAATATGCTTGAGTACTACATACGTCTTATGGCTGGACTTCTTGATCGACTGTATCAGTATGTGCGGTTTGTAATCGTCGATTTCGTCAATGTCCTGCAGTTGGTCAGCAGAATAAACTGCTTCCTTGGCATGGACTTTAAAATAATTATAATTCTGTAGCAGCAGTCGCGTGTTGCGTAATCTCGTATCGCGTTTGTTTTTAATATTTATTGCATGCTGCTTCGCGTCGTAATTGCGAACGGCTGTAACGACCTGCTGAATTAATTCTTCGCTTGTCATTCCTTACGGCCCCCTTGAGTGTAAGACATAAAAATTAACGCAAATAAAGGCCAACACGTATTCGTAAAATATATTCCGTATGCTGCCAAAATAATTAACGCTATATTTTCAATTAATATCGTTGTTTGCAATTTCATATCAATACCCCACCCATTCCGGTTTTTTATCAATCGGTTTGCTTATTTTACCACATATCGGGCAACTTTTCAAACGCACGTCCTGCGGTTTTTTATTTAACAATCGTTTTAAGCAACCGCAATATTCGCATTCAGCCGTTAGCATGTGACCGTGAATTGCTGATCTAATTATTTTCATTTTTCAAATCCTCCCCAAGTCGTTTCAGTGCGACAATTAATTTATTTTTGTACAGCATTAAACACAATTTTTCTTTGTCATATTGTTTTTGTGATTCCCAGCCATTTTCTCCAACAACCGGAACGATAATAAAATTACCTTTCTCATTCTCAATTAGATTGCTCCCAGATTCGTGCATGTAAATTAATCTGTCAACAAAATCCTGATTGGTCAAAATATAGCCAATCAACATGCTCCATAATTTCTCTTGTTTTTTCATTTTTCTCCTTGTGTCGGTTGTGTCGGTTGTGACGCTGTTTTAAATCTCTCTATATACTCTTCCCTAGTAATGCTTTATCAATATTACTGTCATACTGTCATTGAAACAAAAAATATAGTAAAAAAGGTATATAGAATAAAGGCTTACTGTGTGTGACAGTTACGATGACAGTTACAAACTAACCGTCACTCCACTGGTAGTGGACATTACAAAAACGGGGGGGTAAAATCGTCATAATTAAAAAATAATAAATATTTTTGTAACTTTTGTATCGTACACACACTACGCTGTATTTCTTCCATATTTTACCATACGTACCTCCAATTCCCTAAAATGGGGATTCTTGGAAATTATCATGCCTTACGGTTATCAAACCTATTCCTTTATACTTACGCAATTTGCCACTTCGATAGCTCTCAACGTCCACTTTTTCTTTCAGTTTCTTGCCAAAAATGTTGTTCGAAACGATACTTCGAATACCGTTACTTTCGCTCCAAACTCTAAAATTTTGATACAATTCTGCGCTTGTTGCGACCGCATCATTCTCAATTAGGCAACATTCATCGAGCCAATCTTGAAACGTATCGGACTCATTTCGGTAATCATTTGTTGCCTGTTTTACAGATTCCGGCGGGTTTAAACGAGTGCGTTGCCATTCTAAACAACCTTTCACCATCCAGTTTAAAATACCTGCCTTTTCTTCCTTCGTTCGAAGCTTATCCGACAGTTCGTAATCGGCTTTCGCCCCCTCGAATTTCTGGGTAAACGGCACTAATTGTATGCGCCGCCAGAGAGCGGCATCGTCGGCGTGAGCCTGTGGTTTGTCGTTCGTCATGAGGCACAGTTTAAACTGCGGGGTAAACTCAAAATCCTCCTTATAGAGAAAGCGCGCTGACATGCGATCCTGTCCGGTCATCTTCTTAACAAGAGCTTCATCAAAGCGTTTGCCGCGTTCAGTTTCTGACATTAGTACGAAGCGTGCGGCTGATAAGCGAGCGATATCATTCGATATTTTTTCGGTATTTTTTTTGCAGATCGTGTCAGTTGGCGTGGTGATTGCGTAATCGCCCATAATATCAAGTATTAAGTTGAGCAAGGTTCCCTTACCGTTACTGCCGGAGCCTGTGGCAATAACAAATTGCTGCTCGCGAGTGTCGCCAGTCAAGCAGTAGCCTAAAAATCGTTGCATAAATGATATTAATTCAATATCGTAATTAAATACTGAATTTATAAAATCTGTAAATACAGGTGCATTGGCGTCTGGATTGTATTCTTCGCTCGCAATCTTGGAGTTGTAACTCGTTGGGTCGTGCGGTTTAAGTTCGCCTGTTCGCAAGTCGATAACACCATTGTCGACATTTAAAGCCCACTTGTCAGCGTCCAGCTGCGCCATTGTGATGGGTAATTCGCTTTGTGCAAGGGATAACATGGCTTTAATATTTTTAAGGCTCTCGGACGAATTAGCAAACTTTGAGATAGCTTTTCTTACATCGTTGTCATCCACTTGCCCTGCAAGCACATACATGCTGCGGATACATTTTTTCGCGTACTGATAAATTTCAAGCACGCCATCCGGTTTCCACGTCTTGCCGTTCCATATAAGCCATTTCCCCATGTCGTTACAAAATAATAATTTGTCGCGAAACATTTTGGCGAAGCGTTCGGCGTTGCCCAGATCAGTTAATTTTTCAATCCCCGGCAGTTCTTCGCCTTCAAAAAATCCACTTGGGATTGGTTCGTCCAAAAGTTTATCGGACGATTCATCGGGTGGCGCAGATGATGGCTCCTTCTTAAGGCTAAATCCACACGGCGATTTTACGCCACAACCACCCTCTGGACACTGATTAAAACCTAGCGTACTGCTGATATAACCGCAGGTTAATGGTGACATATCGTTCAGCACGTGTAGTATTTTAGCCTCGGTTTCGTTGTAAGAGTACTTCGGGTATGGCTTAGATATTTCATGACACGCTGCAGGGCCGTCAGAGCAACGCGCAATATTTGATAACGCCGTAACCCACATCGGCTCCGTGACCTGCTCTGGATAATCACGCACTGCTTGTAAAAATTTACACTGTGAAATACATACTTCTGCTGGCTTGTCCGACTTATTGCGTTTAAACTTCGATGTGCGTTCGTTTGTCGATACTTCAACCGCGTATTCTGCAAAGTCTGATAAATTATATCGCGCTGTACTAGATGCAATAACTTCAACGGTTTCCGGTACATCGTATTTGTGATTGATTGTTCCCGGCAAACGCAGTATGCGCGATATGTCGTGCGTGGCGTCGATTTTAAAGCCGGCTCTGTCGCGTACGTATTTCTGAAAACCTGCGGATATTTCTTTGAGCTGCTTGCGATCTTCGGCTGATTCGATAATAAATGGTTCGCGGAGCACCAAATACACGTGTAAACCTCGTCCGGACTTAACAATAATCGACGGTTCAAACGGTAGACCATCAACAAACTTCAATGCGTCAAGAATCGTTTCCGGCGCGTCAGAATGCCGTTCATCGCGCAAATCTATGTCTACCCATAAGCATGGCAGCACAACAACTTCATCGGCTGTTACGCGTCCGTCTGACGGTTTGGACGCAAGTCCCATGCCGTAAAACATATCTTCGCTGGCTGACATTGCGATAGACTGATCGGCAATAGCTTGTAAATCCGATATCGACAGCCATGTTGTAGACTTGGTAGTCTTAGACCATAGCGTCATGTAGTAGTCGTTATCTAGCGTGCCGTATAATTCAGTTAAAAATTCCAAAGTATTAATAGTATCACCACCCATAATAAAAGCGACGGTAACAGCGCGTATTTAAGTCCTATAAAAAATTTCATTGCCATCAGCTCCCTATATAATTACTTGTGATTATTTATCCGCTGCACCGCAATATTAAAATAATTTTCGTCCAACTCAAAACCAATAAAGTTGCGTCTTGTGTTAATTGCTGCCACGGCACTTGTTCCACTACCCATACAATTGTCAAGCACTAAATCATTTTCGTTTGTATATGTTTTTATTAGGTATTCAAATAAGGCTACTGGTTTTTGTGTTGGATGTATTGTTTTACCTTCGCTTGAAAACTCTAAAACATCTCTAGGGTATCCAGTAACATTTCTATAGCTATCCTTATCTGATTTACCATAGTTGGTACCATTATCCTTTCCCTTTCGCAGTATAGGAACTTCTATTTTTATTAAATTCTGTGGATTATATGTTGGAAGTTTATCATAAAAAACCAATATATTCTCATGTTCCTTTAAAGGCATTTTCTTTGCATTTAAATGTTCAGTTGCTTTTGTTTTTTCCAAATCCATTCATACTTAAGCATTTTTATATTACTGACACCTAAGATTTTATCGAATGGTGTTTGTGAAGTCAATATAATAGCACCATTGTCTTTTATAACTCTTTTATACTGTATCCACAATTTATCTAATGGGATGATAGAATCCCATTTATTTCTGGTTGTCCCGTATGGCAAATCACACAAAATCATATTTATAGATTTATCATCAATCTTTTTCATTCCTTCTAAACAATCTTCGTTATAAATCTTGTTTAAATCAATCAATCTTTCCACTCCTCAACAGGTATTCCCCACTTCTTAGCCCATTCAATTTCTATTCTTACACCTTTACTGTCTCCATAATAAACCAACTTGTCAGCCTTGCTTAGCAAGTCTAAGCACATTTTCATCATTCGATCATACGTAAATTCACCGTTAATAAAATCAAAATTATTGAGTGGCGAAAACACCGTGTAACGCTCTGAAAGTTTCAACGCAATACTTGATGCGTGTTTAATGTTTTTCTCCGTGTCACCAGTGTATGGGTGGCTCAGATATACTATCATCTAACCACCACCCTAAATTTAATCGCTTGATACGCAGATCGTAGTTTCGGTAAGTCAATGTTAGGCTTACAAACTTTGCGTAGACCCGATATGGCAATAAAAAATTTCATCATATTAAGACGCTCTGACTCGCTTACCGTAAGTCTAATCATACATAATCCTCCCTGTATACTGCCGATATGTGCTCAAGGTCAGTCTTGCCGATCGTACCACGTGATTCGTAAAAATACACATCTTCGCCAATACCAGTTACAATCGCAACACCATAATTTTTAATTTTTATTACGTCGCCGATGTTGATTGTTACGGGTTGCCACTGTGGGAAAATATTTAGCGGACATACGGCATCGTCGACTTCTCTCCAACAAGCAGGTTCGCAAGCATTACATTTTTTCGTGCAAACATATTTCATCATTTATTCCATCTCCTTAAAATTACTTTTCGTAGTTTAAACTTTGCTATAAAATCGCATGGTCGATAACAAGTCTTATATTTCTTGCAGCCGTAACATTTGTGTTTTAATACTGTTTCAACATCATACTGTCGAATAAAATATGGTTTCATTTTATCACCACAATACCAATATATTTGCGAAGCGATTCTAAACAACCATTGCTATCACAATCGCGACTATCAAGCAACGGACATGAAAATCGCTCATAAATACTATCACAAGCCGTTGCATTATCAAGAATTTCATTTAACTTATCAATATCTAGCTCGCATTTTATTTTCATTTGCATATCTCCTTAAAATATATTTACGAATATTAAATCGTGGTGTAAATTTTTGATTACCACATCCGCATTTGTTAGGAAAATATCGGCACCCATTGGTGCTAGTAATATCATAATGTTTGCATGCAGGGCAGCTTCGATTAACTAAGTATTTTAATCTCACTTGAACTTCCCCTCAACCTTCCCCACATTGTCAGACCAAATACCAATACCACCGCGCTTATTAACCATATCAAGATATGCGATCTGATTCGGTCGTGGTCGTTCACCGGGCTTCTTAACTTCAATTGCGATAAACTGCGCGACTGTTTTACCGATCATGTCTTGAGTAATATACAGGGGGCGAAAGCCAATTAAATCACTAGTTCCCGACACCGCACCCATCACCTGCGTAGGGTTTTCTAAAACCATACGTTTCCCATCGTGCGCGATAACCTTGCCCCCGTAAAATCGTCCGGCATTGACGCGCTCCGTGTAGATATTTAATTTAGCTAATGATAGCCGGATGTTGTTTTGTATGTCGTGTTCGGTCATAATATCAAGTCCTTGTACCATTTTACCACATTCATCAACGACTGCATTTTTTGTTCGTGCGATACTGGAATATTATCAAAATATCGAACGTCCCTCATCAACACAAGTTTTAGTTGCGTTTCAAACAAATCTATGGTTTCGTTTCTTGAATTAACGTCATTATCAACGCTTGCGTTTGGGTAGTCGTACTTACTGCCACTATTGCCGATCATATATTTTCCTCCAATTTGTCAATTAACTTACCTGCGCACACGTTGCACAAATTTACTTCTACCCTTCCCAACTTGCATATTACAGCTGCACGGCGCTTTTTACCATGGCATATATCGCACTGCTCATCGTTTTGTGCTTTGGTTACTTTAATATTGTCCATTTACTTATCCCCCTCGTAATATCCACGTACACGATTTTTCTCGATAACCTGCTTGCGTACATCCATACGTTGTTGCTCGTTTAAGCCCATATGTGCCAGTATTGTCTCACAAACCATTTGGACATCCGCAAGCTCTTGCGCAAGGCTTGTTACAACATAGCTCCCAGAACCAAACATTTCCGCGTGTACTTCTTTAACTTCTTCGTCAAGCTTTGCAAGTTGCAACTCCATTGGCTGATTAACAAACTTAGCTGCCGGACGTAAAGCCGATTCGCGGTACTGCTTTAATTCAATTACCCTGTTGCAAAGTGTTGTTATCTCTTTATCTATTATCATTTGTCAGCCTCCAGCAACTTAGGATTGTCGTAGATATTGCCAATAACTTCGCAAATCGGATGGCTATATTCTAAATCAGTAGCATATTTATATAAATCATCATCAATGCAGAACTCAGGAATATGTACTTTTAACATTCCATATAGTTCATCAAATTTTATAACTGCATAACATCTTTTTGATACACCATCGCTTATTTCAAGTATATCGCCTACATAAATTTCTTTGTTGCTTTTACTATCTGTAAATCCTGTATACTGTCCAATTGTTTTACCGTCAACGTCAGCTTCGTTTCTTGATCCATTCATAAGGCTGTTGTCTGAAAGCATGACAACTTCGCAATAATCAACAATTGAATACATTGATTTTCCTATACGTTGGCCACTCGTTAGGACTCCGTTTGATAAATCTCCATAATACCACTTTCCGCTCTTTGTTGATTTACCTCTAAACTTAATGTCTCTCATAGCCCCTTAACCCTCTTTCTAAGTCTTTCTATCCGCTTTTTATTTCTACTTTCCGGTGGCAGCATCAATTCCCATGAAAGAGCTGAAGCCCAGTTACACTCTGTTTTTCTTCTGTTTCCTTTCCAGTTTTTCACAGATAATCACCTTCATGTAGCAATATATATTCATATCCCTTTAAATGTTTATCATTAGCCAGCCGGAATATAAACACTGGACAGTTACGGCCTGTATCTTCATATTCAATCCACCAGCCTACACACGGTTCATTTTGTTCGTTTATTCCTGCTCTATGCTTTACAAAAGCATCACTAATTGCTAAATATTTTTCCTTTGTGTATGAAGAAATGCATTCTTGTTTAGCAATATCGATAGCTTCTTCTTTTGAATATTTTTCTTTCGATACTGCAAAGCTATCATCTCCACCGATAAAACTACAATAATCAAATTTGCTCATTTATTTTCTTTCCTTTGTTTTTATTGATTTCTTCTCTCACTTCATATTCTTCTGCGTATTGGCATTTTAACGATAAACTTTTAGCAGCAAGCAAGGATCTTTTAACTGAACTATATACTTTAGCTTTTTGTTTATTATCTTCGCTTGCAATCACTGGATAATATTCATGCTCTTTCATATATACTTTTCCTGCATAATCGCCGTTATATTCCGGCAAATAAATTATATATTTCGCCATTTATTTTCCTTCTTTCATTTCTTTCCGGATGATGTCGCATAGCATAGGCCATATCGTTTTAGCAAAAACAATATCTTGTGCTGCCCACTTTTTTTCTTGACCGAACACTTCCCAAAAATCGCAGACATTAAGATTGTTTATTTCTTCGCTTTCCAACAATTTAGAAAAGCAATAATCATAAGATTGATTATCATCATTAGATAGATTTTTTAAAAAATCATACGCTTCTCTAGTTTCTTCTTTTTTGCATGATTCTTCTTTCCGCCAATCAATAATTAATCTTTTCCATCGCTTGATAGATCCTTCAAAGTCAAAAATTTCATTTGATACTTTTTTAAGCAAATATTCGCTGTCTCTTTCTAGTTCAAGAATAAAATGCTTAAATGTTTTCCTGCCGTGGCTAGGCCATCCATAACCCCAATCACCGTATGAACTATGGCATTGCATTAATCCGGTTTCATTGTCTATCGTAAATACTGCCCATTCTCCACGGTTCCACCGGATATCATACTTTTCGACTGTTCCTTTCGTAAATGTGTATTCAGTCATTTGTTTTTCTTCTTTCTCTTATATTTTTTCTTTGATTGGATATGTTCTACATATTCTCGCATCGAAGTTTCAGGTTATCGATAAAACATTCTAAACCAATGATGCATATATTCATTAATTCCGCGCATGTTTCCACCTTCTCAAGATGCATTTGCGAACCTTAAATTTCGGAATAAATCCATGGCAGTATGTTAATGAACATTGGACATACGATTTTGCTATTTTATAATGTTGGCATCGATGACAACTTTTTGAATGCGTTTGCTTTATTGCATCTATTGTTCGCTGATATCTATTCATTCAGACACTTCCAGTCCGCACCTTAGTTCTATATAATATTTTTTTGAATCTTCAATCTGAAAAAATGTTGCCTTATTTCCTGTTCTTTCTTCCCATTCTTCAAATACTTTTTGTATAGATTTTTCGAGGTCTTTCTTTTCTTCGTCCGAAACACCTACTAAGTAATCTTCTGCATATTCATATGAAAATTCATCCGCTTTGTCTTTTAATTGGTCAAAAATCATATCAGCATCAATCTCTGGTTTAAATTCGATCTGTTCACCAATAAAACAATGAGTTGGTTTGTCATCACGAGAAGCAGCATCTTTCTTTGCGTCTTTTAAAGCTTCTTTGATACTGTCATATCCGCTATTACTAAAATCATTACCATCAAAACTATAAGCATATGCCATCATTCTTCACCTTCCTTTTTCATTTCTCTTAAACACAATTTGCAATTCACTTTTTTCTTGTCATGTGTGATATTATCCCTTACATAACCGCACTTTGTTGCGTTTCGCCTATTAGTATTGTTTACCGGGAACTTTTCAAAATGTTCATAGTCGAACAAATGTATTTTATTCATTATTCTTTACCTTCCTTAAATATTTCGTACTTAAATTTATGGCACAATGAAAATCCAAAAATACTATACCAGTTGTTGTGTATAATATCCCATATATCCGGGCACTTATCGCGCACCATACGCAACTGATCTTTTATGGCTAGCGTCTTTTCATCGGATTCGCGCCGTTCCTTTACTTCGTACGCAAGTTCAAGCAAATCCCATTTATCTATCATTATTTCATCAGGAGTTCCATCTGCTAGTACTGAAAACGTTGATATATGTTTTATAATATTATCAATTTTTTCATCACTAATCTGGTCATCAGTAAGCTTTTCCATTGTCAGACCTCCTATTTTATTAATTTCTTGTAAAATGCGTTCCTTTAATTCCCCATTTATAGCTCCACCCAGTTTTTGCCTGCAATGGTATGCCGTCATAACTATCATCCGAATTATAATATTTAGTGTCTTTGCTAATAGTAATACCATCAAACACTTCTGTTTTTTCTACCGTACGATAATCATTTCTGTCTTGTAACTTATATTCAACGACACCATAAACACTATTGCTGTTATCCGTATCTACATAATAAGTTGTTCCATCGATAAGTGTTACTATTGTCATAAGTAAATTCTCCTATTTAAAGCATTAATATCAATTCCTGCAATATTGCATTGTCTCCAAGACTTACGAAAAACATAGTCGATATTTTCACCATAAATAATTGTTCCGTCTGGCATCAAATGTTTGTTTGGTATCCATATGTTTTGGTTTGTTTCATTAAGTGTAAATCGCTTTGCTTTGTCATATTTATAATTTTTACGCAATATTAATCTAACTGGTATTGTTTTGTAATATTGCAGTTTGTTATTCATGGCAATTCTCTCCTTATTTCGTGTTTATGTGGTGGACAACCACGTCTATGTTCTATTAACCATTTGCCTAGCTTTTTATCCTTGTATACAGTCTTTCCTTTCATTGGTGGTATCCATTGACCGCAGTTCATACAATATCCTCCAAACCTGTTTCGCATATTAAACACCATCTTTATTCAAATTTATCTTCTGGTTGCCATTTTACTTGAATTGTTGGATTTTCTTCTTCCACCAACTCATTTTGAATATCATCAAATAGTATTTGAAACTGTGTTATCCCTGTTTCACTATCTTCGTTAAAACCAATAATCTTTTCAGCTACGGCTTTAGCATAAGCTTCTTTATCTTTGATTCTAACTTTCCAATATTCTGGGTTATATTTTGCTGCATTTACTAATAAGTTTACTGGCATTGTTATAATTAAATTATTATTTTCAACTCTTGCCATTCCAAGTTTTTTATTTGTTTTCATATTTTACCTTCTCTTTCATAAACACTTGCAGCATACTCCGAAACTGTCATCATATGAACATCTTCCTGCGGTTCTATCTTTCCATCCGTCCTGTACAAAACAACGTATGCAGGATCGTCCTCATGGTACTTATCAAACACTGATGCGGGCCAATCAAATAACAATCCGTTATTTCTGCACACGACCATTTCATCACCGTGCTTTAGTTTGTAGTCATTTGCTCTATCAATCCACTTGTTTAATTCGCTGTCCACTCTGTAATTCCTCCAACTTTTTCATATTTTTTTCGTTTGGCGTCGCATCTTGCCATTCCCACAATTTTACTGCTTGCGAAGATACTCCAATCAATCGTGCAAGCTGTACTTGCGTTAAATTGCGTTCTGCGCGTAGTTTTTTAATATCCATATATTCTCCTGTCTGGCTGTTTAATTTCTTTCACATCGATAACCTGCGAAGAACCGTCGCCATAATTTAATGACTCGCCTAACCATTTGTCCTCGGCTTCGGCGAGTGTTGGTTCCTGCACAATAAAAGTTTTGCCTGTGCCAACTGTGAGCCTAAATGTCATATTTATCATCCCCATCATCGCAAAGTAACATCATTGCCGCAAACGGTGCAAGCACCATGCAGGTAAAACAAAATAGTGGTAATATTAAGTCCATGTTGAAAACTCCCTTCACACGGTTTACTAAGCTAATGAGCTGTAAACACTAAATATTAATAAAATTATGCTTACTACATCTATGCTTATTAAAATATTTCCATAATCCATTTTCAAAACCACCTTTTATTTATTTGGTATTCCATAGAGCCTACCCGACGGATAAGCTCTAGCAATGTCAAATTAAATCCATTAGCTCGGCACAAGTCAAATATAAATCTTTGCTTTCTTTTAAGTTTTTAGTTGCAATCACTGTGTATCCGTCTACAAAGCACTCATTTTGTCCTACCGTGCAAATTATTTCGCTATCAGCCGATTTCGTTATGATTGCCTGTCCGTCAAAATCATTGTATGCATCTATTACATCCTGTAAACTAATCGTTTCTTGTACTATTTTCATTTTAACCACTCCTTTATATTATCTTGCTACCGCATTACTGCGGTTTATTTATCTTTTCTATATTCTTATTATACTTATTATTATTATTATTGTCAAGCGGTTTTTAAATAAAAACATCCCGAAAACTAATTTTATTTTTAGCTTTCGGGATAATCATATTAATACACCTCGCGTCTTACAACAACATACAATTGCATCGGTAGTTTATTGCTTCTATACCAACCGTGTAGGTTATGCTTATCTGACAAATTAACGCAATACAGCCACGTTCCACCACAGTGTTTACGGTACAATTTTATGCTGCTAAATATCATATCTAACATAGTTTCACTCCTTAATATGCCTTAACCTCATCTGCCGATTTACCCAGTACGGATTATACCCGCGCTCTTTCGCTAGTGTTTCTAAATCATTACGCGTCTTGCACGACCACAATTCAATTTTCTTCGTCAACTTTACTTTTCTTTCTTGCTCTGCGTCATATTTTTTTAATTCGCCATTTTCGATTGCAAGTTCCCTCGCTGTCAGTCTAAACTCATAATCACAATACGGGCACTTTTCTGCCGGCTTAATTACCATGTAACAGTTCGGACACATGCGAATCGCAACCGTTGACGCTTCGCTCTTGCGCGTTTTAGTCTTACCTTCTAGCGTCCACTCTCGCTCTTGATCTGGCAACCCGTGGCGCCGAACGTTATTGACGTGGTCAAGTATATAAGCGACCTTGTCTGGATTCGCCTTGTCAACTCGCAAGGCGCGTCCTATCATCTGTAGGTCAAGGCTTAAACTCATCGTAGGTCTAAGCATAATAACCGCTTCTACACTGCACACGTCGATTCCCTCGGTCAATAACATGACGTTACATAGTATCTTTAGCCTTCCTTCGCTAAAATCTCTTAGAGCGTCTTTGCGCGACTCGTCAGACATTCCGCCTTCAACAAATGCCGCGGGTATTCCTGCAGCGCTAAATTGTTCAGCAACCTTCTTTGCATGCTCAACCGAAACGCAAAATACAATTGCTTTCTTGCCGGGAATCATTCGCTTATAATGTTCGATTGCATCACCTGTGATTTTATTTTGGTTTACAACAAATTCTAATTCTTTGCCGTTAAAATCGCCACATTGTATTTTAATTTTACTCGTGTCAATGCCAATGTCCGGCGCAAAATATTTGTAATCGCTAAGCGAACCTTGGTCAATTAATTCTCGAATCGATGGGCCGACAACCATATCGTCAAACACATCTGACAAACTAGATTTATCCATGCGAATCGGTGTCGCGCTAAGTCCTAAAATCAATGTTCCCTGCTGACGGTAATAATCAATCGTTTCTCGCCATGTCCTACAAGACGATCGATGTGCTTCGTCAATAATTAATATTGTTGGCGCAGGTATTTTTAAGTGGCGCGAGCGAAGCGTGAGAATATTTGCGACCTGCGCGGGCAACGTTAGATCCATTTTATCTCCTGCGATAATCTTGCCGCACGGCACGTCAATCGTATCAATCGACTGCCTTGCAAGTTCGATGCGCGGTACCGCAAATATTACTGTGTTGTGCTTGGCTACGCAGTCGTGGATAATGCTTGCAGCAACGACAGTTTTACCTGCACCTGTAGGCATGACGATGAGGATTGACTTGCTGCCGGATAGTATTTTTCGTTTAAGTTTGTTTATGACATCGGTTTGGTAAGGGCGTAGGTTCATATCGACCACCGCATATCAATATATTTACTACACTCATCTGGTAGCTTACTGTAATACTTATAGCAAGCTGAGTTAATGCCGTTTAGCTCACAAAACTGTTTATAAGACTTTTTCTTAAACAATGATGGCTGATTACACCACCTAGCTAAATTTATATACGTTCCTCGGTGTGGGCTATTTACATAATTTGCGTGGCGCATAATGTAAGGCAAACATTTATATTCCATAAGTATTTTTATTCTTTCGAATGTATCGATAATGTCTTGGGTATAAAAATTATCGTCATATTGATTATTTCTATCAAACCCGCAAAACACATAAAATTTCATTGTTTTGTTTGGCATATATTTACGCAACAGTTTTATTTTATCAATAATCAAATTGCTATCATTAATATTGTCAAATGCAAATATAAGATCAAGAACTAAATTACTTATTGATAGTTGTTTTGCCATTTTATCCGTAATTAATCTTTCATCAAGTCCTTGTCTAAAATGAAAACGGTGTCCGCTATTATTTAAATTGTTTAACATTTGTTCCCATTGTAAATGGCTTAAAAAGTTATCGTCTAACAAGCAAATGTATTTACGTGAATCGTCTACAAACTCGCTTAGAGGTGAAGCTATAAACGCTTGATCATATTTTTTGTTAACACAAAATGGACATTTACGGAAACAGCCACGTGTTAAATACCCAATTGAAAAATCAGTAAAAAATTTAAGTGATGACTTTGATGCACCGTTAAATATTGCAGTTGAAACATAGTCGCTATACAACGTGTAGTCTGGCATACAATGTTCAATTTTGCGTGGTAATGGTTTAGCTTTGTCATAATAAAATCCTGTTCCTCCGTAAATAACATTGCTTAGGTCAATAATATTATTTGGAACCAGCGTATCAGTAAAAACCTTTGCAATAAAAACTTTATCGTATAATTGTAAATTTGAATATGATTGTAACAGTTCAACTTGATTGCCAGCTTGTTTGTAAAATGATGATATTTTCATGCAACATAAATTTGGAAAACGTTGATTCTTTTTACCAATTAAATCTGCGTCTATAATACCTATTTTCATATTCAACCTCCTGCTTAAAAAATAAGGCGGGGATAAACCCGCCCTCTAATTATTTGTTTTGTCTTATAGTAAAATAATATTTAAGTTTTGAAGTTGACCAATCGTGATTATCACTTGCGGACATTCCTTCATATCCAGCAAACAAACATTCAGCGTATTTTTTATCTTTTACAAATTCACAATCTGATTCCATTATTTTTGCAAATGTTACAGAACCAATTGTTATATAGTCAATATCGTTTAATAAAACTTGTTTAACTTTATCACTAATTTTGTATTTGTCTACAACATTCATGTCAATTACTCCTTTCATCAAAACGGCAACGGCTCATCCGGCATATTCGTAACGGCTCCCATGCTTGCCGCAACTTCTGGAACTGCCTCGGTTGGTGCTGGTTCGACAATTCGGCGAAAGTTTTGCCACTGGTTTATACGATTGTTTGCGTCCGGCCCGCGTCCATCATCTTTTAAATTAATTTCAATGTGTTTGCCGATTAAATTTTTCATTGTTTTATCAAGATTTTTGCTGTCGCACGGCAGATCAAGTATCTTAAAATCATTTAATGCCCTTGCAAGTGCCTTTTGATTTTGTTCGCTGTCATCTGTTTTACTAAATGGACGATTTACAAAAATATGACAATTGCGGCGATCGCCCTCAATGATTTTTAAATCCCATTTAAACATAGCCTTTAACTTGTCTTTTGTTTCCCCCAGCGACACAGACAAAACTTCTGTTACGTAATCTCCCTCTGGCAATGGCGTATTCTCAAATACTTTCTTTGGCTCTTTAGCAATACCGTCAAACATTTCTGCAAAATTCATGTTTATTCGTCTCCCTTATTTATGTTTATTTTCCCAGCAAATATATTACATTTTCCCTAACCGCTACAACAACAGCAGGATCAATCAATTCAATGTTATCAACCTCTGTAATTTTCTTCATCAGATCAAGTGTAACATCATGTAAACCATCAATCAATTATTCTCTTTTAGTTTTCACTTTATTCGTCTCCATTATTGCCACCGTTCGGCTTAATTATTAGATAAATCCCCATAGTGCTGCAACCATCGCCGGTGTAGCCATTGGTACCATTGGTACTATTGGAATAATTGGTGTTATCTCTATGTCGGGTTGCTTGTCATCTTTAATATTAACGCATTTGACATGTTTTTTACTATAACTATTACCGACTTTATTCCATGCGTTAGCTGCAATTACAGCGTCATTGTTTGTCATTTTTATTGCCTCCAAACAAGTCCAAAATAACCCTAGGATTATAATGTTTTTCACTTTGTACAAATTCTACTTGTTTCTTTGTTTTACCTGCCACAATGTCCAACTCACTTAAAATAAATTTGTTTTTAACCGCAAAATCCGATATTGATTGTAATTCTTTTATTCTGTTTTTAGCGTTCCACCTCCTCGCCGACCATTATTTAATCATTGTTTGCGTTTTGCGTTTATTAGCACGCGTTCGCTCTGACATTGCTGCGAAATGTAATATGTAATGGAATGCTTCTTCGCATAAATTACGCTCGTCAACGCAAGCTTGCAGTTCGCCATATGCCGATCGCATGAGGGAGCGGAAAGCGTTTATTGTTTCTAAGGTGGTTGGCACATCATTCAATCTCCTTTACATTTTTAAATATTTTGCATATCAACTTGTTGGCTTCTAATATAGACGATATGGAACCACATGTTTTAATATTACCATCAAACGAACGCATCCCGCTACTACCATAAAATTCAATTGTTGTATCAAATATATTTTGGTTAACTTGCGATACGCTAATGACTGTAGTTTGATCGCTAAACAGCTTATCAAGTAAATCACGCACATATCCCAATTTAACGACTGTCATTCCGTCTTTGCCTTGTTCGCTCTTACTTAACATCAGCGAATCTGCTTCTTGCTTAGTCATACTTCCCTCAACTCCCCATACCAAACCGGCTTATCAATACGTTTCGTAGCCCTACAATATTCGCAGTGATTACACCGCACTGGCTCAATCTCACCTTTTTTAATCTTAACGATTCTGCCTTGATTAGCTTTAATCTGCTCTAGCTCTGCCGCCACGCGGTCTTTATCGGTACAGTCAATCAACGCGTGGTCGGGATGTTTTTCTTTTGACACGGCGAGCATGTAAAAGTCTTTCCACTCTTTACCATCACGCATCTGCCGTTCCAATTCACTATACACTGCTACTTGCACAAAATAATCATACTGCTCAATAAATGATACTCGCTTACCTAATTTTGTTGACCACGCAAATTCGTTGATTGATTTTGTAGTTTTTAGATCAAGGATATAATTTAAACCATCATTAATTTTATCGGCTTTACCTTTCCACCTCACACCATAAATTTCGCCAATGATTGGTACTTCTGAACGCCCCTGCAAATAAAACATTGCCTTTTGGTCGTCTGCCAAAACATCTACCATGTCTTGTGCTAATTTAAACGGTGCCTTTAAATCTCCTTTCGTTGCTCCGCGTGAGGAAATAATTTCGGGATGTTCTGAAACAAATTTTTCTAAGTCACCGGAGAAATATGAATGCAAATAATTTCCCACAAGGTAAGCTTCCTTTTCTTCCGGCTCGTACTCTCCGCGCAATTCTGCAAGCGAGCGGGCTTCACAATCCATAAATGATTTATATTGCGTCGATGACAGGTATTCTTCGTTTGCTTCGCGGGAATAATAGTTTTCACTCGTCAGAATCATGGCTTACTTCCTTTCTATATTTATTTGTTTGATTTCTTCCTACAACTGGTTTTACTGTTAATGCATCCTTAACGGTCCATCCGCTTTTAATTCTATTCATTATCGTATGATGATTCATGTTTAAATATTCAGCCCAGTCTATAAGATTTTTAGTTTCTTTTTTAAATGTTATAAATACATTGTCTCTTCTATTTCTGTTTTGTTCTTTCCTTGTCGCCCATTTACAATTGTCTGGTGAATAACCTTTATCGTTATTAATTCTTTCAATTGTTAAATTATTTTTATAACCATTACTTTTTGCCCATGCAATAAATAATAAAGTATTGTTTAACCATTCATCGCATACAGTTATTCCTCGACCACCATAATTATGATATGCTTTTTCGTTAGTATTATAACATCGTTGTTTCATACCACAAAATATTTTATATAATCTTGATTTTGAATTTAATCCATTTATTGTTTTTATCTTTGAAACAATTTCTTTTTGCATACATCCACAACTTTTGCTCATCCCATTTGTTAGATGAACTCCTATTATTGTTTTTTCTTTACCGCAATCACACTTGCATAACCATCTAGTTTGTTTTCCTTTTTCATTTTTAGATCTGCATATTACGGTTAATCTTCCAAATTTAAGTCCAGTTAAATCTTTAAATGCTGGCATTTTTTTCTTTCCATGCGTTCTCTGCCAGTGATTCTCGCTGCGGGGTAACGTTCGTAATATCTTCAACTTCTTCACGAGTGTGCAAACCGAATGTTAGCTCTGGAGCATATAAGCGGATTAAGAATGTTGCAGCACGATATCTAATCATAAGTGGCTTTAAATGGATCCATTTTGAACCATTCTTTTTGGTCCACCCTTCACCATTCGCCATACCGACTGTAACCTTTGGACCTTCCACGAGTTCGCCTGTTTCAATTTCTTTGGAATACGCTATACAACCAAATGCGTCACCGTCTTCTTCTTCACCAAACATTTTATACTTAATTGGTGTATATCGTCCGCAAGTGTTCCACGCACTAATTAAAAACTGGCTTGACCATGATGGTCTACCTTGAATTATAAATAGCGATTGTGCCGCTGTTAAGAAATTACACCCAATACGATTAGAAAATTCAAGGGCTATTAAACAGTTTGCAGGTTTGTTTCTATATGCTTCGGGAATAATTGTTGATTGAGCAAGAAAATTAGCCTGCTGCATCAAGTTTCCCATGTCACCTGCAATCGCTGGCAACTCTGTTGTTGTTTCTGCCACTGCTGGCGTGTTGAAAAAATCATCTACTGTTGTTTCTTCGTCTGGCATTAGATTACCTCCTCGTTATTATACTGCGCATGAAGTATTGATTTTGCTACCAATAAACCGTTCTTAAACCCTTCGTTGTACTTGATAGTATTTTTCCTATATTTCATGTTATTTATTTTATCTGCTATTGTATCCTGCAACTTAACATATTCTTCTTTAGTCATTTAATACCTCCCAATCATCCGCGCACACATTCATGAGCGTAAACAAAATATCATCTGTTTCACGAATTTCTAAAGTCTTGCCATCTGCGCAATGTATTATTATTTTTGTTGTATTATATTCTCCTACGAGTTCCCAGAATCCTTGCCATGATTTACGCTTTATCTTGCTACTTTTTTCTATGACTTGCGTAAATTTCATTCCTTCACCGCCCCGTCCTCAATATAAATGCCAACTTTTTCATTTTCATTCACTTCTGTAATCCAAAGTTGATAATCGTTATTTTTGGCCATATCTGCAACAATCTGTTTTTGCGTACTATCCAGTGATTCGGCTCCATCAATTAACATTACTCGAAGCTTAGGATTAATCGCCATTCCGATAGCTGTAGATACTTTAAGCTTCTGTGCTGTGCTGGACTGTGCAAACGGCACGCTGTTATAGTTTATGCCACCATTGGCAAAATCAAGTCCTTCAACCGGAAATTTCGTGCTTTTAACAAGGTCATTTTTGTAATCAATAATTTTCTTAAGTTTTGCTGTGTAATCGTCTGATTCGGCTTGAAATTTATCCAGTTCTGCTTGCTTAGCTTGTCGCTGAACGTACTTGTCAGCTTGTCTGTTGGTTTCATCAACTGTCGCAATACGATTGTTTATGTTGGTTAAGTCGTTATCAACAAGACTATCCACAATTTTTTCTTGTTTCATGCAGTTTTCTGATTTTGCAAGTAATGATTTTTTTTTGTCTTGCAATTCCTTCTCAAGCATTTCAACTTCATCTTGCAAACGTTTTTCATCAGCAATTAAATCAGCTAGATAGTTACGATCAATTTCATTACGCTTGTTTTCTGCTTCTAATTTTTCTTTTTCCTCAACCAGTTCAGCCAGTGGAATTTTATCAACCTTTGCGACTGCCGGCATATCTGCAATAATTTTCTTCGCACTGTCAAGCTGTCGATTTGTAAGTTTACGGTTTTCTGCAACTTCTTTGTATGCTTCGTTTAACGTATCCAGCGGATTTTCAAATTCTTTAAATTCTATTCCTGCAATATCGTGCAGCTTCACCAAATCAATTTTTAAGTCGATAACGCCTAATAGCATTTCAACTTGCTTTTTGCTGTCTGCTCTTGCAAATTCCAGCGGATCAAACGCAAGTTTGCCGACTAGTTTATCAAGCAAATCCTGCGGTTTACTAGCTTTAAAACCATCCTTATTGACAATTTTCAAGCTAGAGCCTGCTGGAGTAAAGCTGCGCGTCACAATCATATCGCCCAAATCAATTTCTACGGACGCTTTCTTCTCACCCTGCCTAATTGGTTCAGTTGGCATTTTACCGCCACCTAGCGCAACGTGGATAGCGTCTAGTATCGTTGTTTTACCCTGTTCGCATTTTCCTGTAATCTGAACGACGTTACCATCTGGTGAAATTTCAACGACTTTAAGTTTTTGAAAATTTTCTGCTTTGAATTTGATTATTTTCATTATTTACCTCCGTTAATTATATTGACGTGCAATTTCTTTATTGATAAAAAAATGTATACCACTTGAACATTCATTCCAACGATTTTTGTCAAAATTTGGTTCTGATATTTCTTGACCAACTGTATAAACAAAATCGCTATTATAATCACTACAAATACTTATAGTATCGCTTACCGTTCCGTCTAATTCTTCAATACGGATAACTTTTGCTTTGTCGCAACGGCATTTTTTAGTTGTAGCAGAGCTACGTTTTGCATCTGCTGTAATTTCCAAAACAATTATTTTCTTAGACGCTTTTTTATATCCAACAAAAGAACCTTCTTCTGGACAGTAAATCTCTACTCCACAAGTACATTCATTCAGGTCGGCACCGCTCAGGTCGGCATATCTCAGGTCGGCATATCTCAGGTAGGCACCGCTCAGGTCGGCACCGCTCAGGTCGGCACGTCTCAGGTCGGCACCGCTCAGGTCGGCATGTCTCAGGTTGGCACCGCTCAGGTCGGCACCGCTCAGGTCGGCATATCTCAGGTAGGCACCGCTCAGGTCGGCACCGCTCAGGTCGGCATATCTCAGGTCGGCATATCTCAGGTCGGCACCGCTCAGGTTGGCACCGCTCAGGTCGGCACCGCCCAGGTCGGCACGTCTCAGGTCGGCACGTATTCCGTCTTTTATATCTTGCAGCCATTTACCATGTGATTCAATAATTTCTTGCAATTTTCCTTGTGTCATTTTCTGTTAACCTCCTCAAAATGTTTGATGTCGTCGTCAGTAAACATGTATTTGTTACCGACTTTAATCGCTGTTATTTTTTCAGTTCTTACCCATTCTTGCACGGTAATTTTTTTAACTTTAAACATATCAGCGACTTCTGACGTTGAATAATACTTCATTGTTTTTACCTCCTGTGTTAATTGGTATATTTATATATTACATCGGTTTAAATATATTGTCAATATGTTTTTATAAAAATAATACCGCATATTTCAGCGGTACTATTAATTATTTATCACAATGTTGACAACAATACTTACGTTGAATATCCAATGGCATTGGCGGCGGTGGTGGTGGAGTACTGCCACGATACAGATTAACCCGTAATTTGCCACAGCCTGGACAAACGTTAACACCACCCCAGTTTATTTTTCCGCAAACACATTGCCAATTTGTTACCATATTATCTCCCTCCCTTCGAAGGCGGCGGTGCAGGCGGTATCCCAACACCACATGGCTTGCCACAACGCGTACATATATAATCGTAGTGAACAGTATTTTTCTTACCACAGATACAATTCCAGTATAATATTGTCATTCATTCGTCCTCGATTTCGTCTAAGGCTTGCTCCCAGCAAACTAAACAAAACTTGTCAGGTGTTGCGGGACTGTCACAATGGTCTATTAATCCGTATTCACTAGGGCAATCGTTGCTTATTACAATTTTAACGCATTGTTTCATATTATCCGGCAACTGTTTCATTTATAATCGCCATCCTTCCAATTAACATTAACTGTAGCCAGCCGAAACGCAAGAACTAACAGCAGTGCACCTGTAAAATGCGTAACGTCTTGAAATATAAACTGTAATACTTCTAACATTTTAGATCGCTCCCCATATTAATATTTTATGCATGATTGCTAATGAAATTATCAATATTGACATAAAAAATAACGTAAATGCAAACCAAAACACACTTTTATTTATAGGTCCGCAAAACAATTCATTAAGGCAAATACACATACAACAACTACTTACTATTGCAAATATAAAGGCTATAATTAACACTTTGTATCGCTCCTCGTATATTTTCTAATAATATCAATTTCTTCTTCGCTTAGCGTTATGTCGCGCATACTTGACATCGCGGTTACGTCGCGGATGCGATAAAGTATTACAAGATATTGCTCAATAAGTGAAATATCACGATCACACGATTCAGCCAGACCGCTAGCTACCAATTGATCATTCCATGATTTATATTTTTCATATTTATCGCATAATAAATTTATACGCTTCGTTGCTTCTGTTATCGCGCTTACAACTTCATCATGCAGCTTCGCTGCGTCAAATACTACCTTCATGATATTAACCTCACCCTCACCCATCATCAATTTCGCCAACAAATTCGTTTTCGCAATCACATATTTCTTCTGCATCTAAATTGTTCCAGTATTTGTCGGGGTAAGAATTATACTCATTATTAGACTCAGCTTTAAACTTTGGTGTAGCAAGTTCAACAGCCTTTTCTTTGTTTTCAGCGACAACCAAACACCGCACGTAAGAATTACCACAATATCCGTTTGTTATTTCATACAGTTTCATTTTATACCTCTCCCATTCCTATAATCAGCAACGCCTTGCATAAATCCTACACGTATATTTCGTTGCTTCGTGTACTCCATGTAATATTGTATTCGCATCTGCTGTGCCCACTTGTTTAACTCCGGCGCTATTTTGCCATTTATTTTTATTGATCCGCTGGATGGGTTAAACATTATTTTGGGGTTGCTAGATGATGCAAATTTTATCGACACAGGGGTTATTTCTTCAAGTTTGTTTCCGTTTACGTATAGCTGTGGTTTGCTCATTGGTTAATCTCCTTTTATATAATATTATTTTTTTCACAAAATTCAATATGGTCAACAATACCATCACTAATAACTCTATTTTCAGTGTTACCGCATACATTACATTTATAATTATCATACACTGTTAATGATATTCTTTCTGGTGGTATTACAAAAGCTGGTGATTTTGTTTCTTTGTATAAAGTATATTTAGTTTTATTAATCTTAGCCCATCTATAATTAAATTTCATATCATGATCATGGTTATATATAGCATATTCCATCAGTTAATCTCCTTTGCGTAATATTCTTCATATCCGGTAGTGCAATCATATGAATTGCAGGTATTCGTACAGTTTATACACAAAAATTCATTATTCATCAATGTCTTAATTTCACCTGCCGTCTTGCATTTATTAATCCGCTGTTTCAAATCGTCTAAGCGTGTCATAGCTTAACCCCTCTCAAAATCCTAAGTTTCTTCATACAATTGCGATTATTTATAACAATAATCCCCACAGGTTTTTTAAACTACGTTTTACTGGATACAATGATTTCTCAAATTTATATAATTTATCAGACCATGATTTATAGCAATTTCGGTCAGATTTTATCGACAAATGTCTTGCATGTGAATTTTCAAGTATAAGATCAGCTAGCAGACTTTTCAATTCGCTTAATCGATCAAACTTAACAGCTAAACTGTATATCCTTTTTACTTCTTCATTATAGCAAACAGCTTCCATACACAACGGAAATAAATCAAAACATTTAACTGGTATTTCCCTTATGCAAGCAATTCGATAATGATATTTAGCTGTTAAATATTTTAAATTTATAATAATTTGATCACAATATCCCATATCATCGTTTTCAAATTTTCCATATCTATTAATTTTAAATATTGCCCCGGGAACTCCAGTAGTAAACATTTCAACGTGCGGAATATTTACTACAACTTGATAATTATACATTAATTTTATTTTGTCGTTAAATATTTTAATTTTATCACTATTCATACAATAACCTCCTATTATTTAACTTAAACTAACAATTTCCTTATCCTTGTCGTTTACATTATTCCAGTAACATTCTTTTGACAAACCAACAGTATTTATTTCATTAGCTTGATCAAATTCACTAAGTGCCATAACTTCCATTTCTTGCGGAAAATTTCTTAACTTTTCGACTAACTGCTTAACGTTCATTTTACCAACTCCCATAAATTATTTTAAGCGATACAAAAACAACTGTTGCAATTATTAAATTTATAGTAACGTTTAGCATTTTACTCATGCTAGTTTCATACATAGCTATACCAAATATATAAGCCATAAACCCAACAAATATTCTCCATGTCGTTTGGTCATCCATCACATCACTCCTCCAAATTACACATACCAACGCAGTTACCATTAATTAAAACATAGTGCGTGTTGCGCCATCCTATGCGGTCGTCGTCAATACTTTCAGCATTAATCGTACAAACACATTCTCCGATAAAATCATACCAATCATTTTTCACATATTTCATCATGTCGTCAGTGTTTTTAAACCTTCGCATAAGTGCCATAGAATCCTCCAACGATCCACGATGCGGTCGGTACAATATCATTCTGTCACTACCTTTCTAGTTTGAGTTTTTTGATATCTTCCTTAATCATTGCTATTTGGTCCTCAACATCTTTTGTAAAAAACAATCCAACAATTTCTCCTATAGATAGCCTTATTTTTTCTACGAACAAATACTCCCAATCTTCTAAATTGTATTCAGGGTTTTTACTTATAATAATGTCAACTTTTTTACAAATTAAATCAGCAAGATCTTTTTCTCTGTCAATCCACACTGGGCCATATATATCTGACTCAATTATAGTTCGTTTGTTGCGTTCTTTGCATATAGTTATTAAATTCATCTTATAACCACGTAGCCAATCCTTCATCCGATTGGAATTCTCAAAATAATATGTTGGGTAATGTATTTCAGAATTGTCTTTATAGGGAATAAGTTCTGCGTCAAAAGCACTTTCCGTTGAATATGGAGACGTTGTTGCATACGATTCATTTAACCCAAAATACTTTCCATCAGGCGACACGGCAACTAAATATTTATTTTCCATTAGTACTTCACTCCAATCTTATAGCAAACAAAATTAACAATTTCAAATACAACAAAACACGTTAAGCAAACAACTTTTAAAATACTATCTGGCAGCAACGGGAAATCTCCCGACGGCAAGTATGCCAATATCGGCAATACGCAAATCACAATTGCATTTTCAATATATCTTTTCTTTGTATATTCAATCATCATATATCCTCCTCACATCTTATCAAACTTTGTCATATCGCCGTTGTGAAACGTAATGTAATTTTTAATATAACTATACTCGTTTGGTGTAATATCGCGGTCTAGCCAATATTTGCCACGCAGAACACACTCGGCTAGCACATGGTAAACATTCCCGCAAGGGTAAAACGATATCGTAGAATTTTGCTTTGTGTTGTCTAGGTACCAGTAGATTGGGATGGTTTCCATTTAATCGCCTTCCTTTAATTTAAATTTACATTCGCCTAATATGCAACACATATCGCAAGGCTTTGCGTCTGCACCAACCAACGAATTTTTACATAATTCACATGGTTCTATTGAGCCGTATCCGCATTTAGAGTATTCGAAAATTTTATTTATTTTACAATCTTTGCATTTCGCTTAATCACCTTCCTTTTATTTTTTAAAATACACAGTGAGTGTTGTTGTTAAAATAATTATAAATATACCGCCAAAAAACGTTTCTATGTCAATATTGCATAACATTATAAAAATAAATATATAAAAATAATAATGTTTTTTCATATATTATACCTTTCTAATATATATAAAAATATATATGCTAGTCCACCCAATATACCATAACCGATAACAGCTATTATATAAGCTAACATACAGTTAAACAGTACCGCTACTACAACTCCCCCCAGTAGACCAAATAGTACCGGAACTACAATCATGTTTCTATCTGTTGTACTATCTAAAAATGCTAGTATACACATAGTAATTATTGCAAATAAACCTATGGTTGATATCATAGCAGTAACTATTCCACCACTTTGTGCTCCTGATGTTATAATTGGTATCATTATTGGAACTGATGTAATCATTTAATTTTCTCCTCTCCCTCTCCCAGCAGAAGCACGCGATAGCGTACCACTTTTTGTTTTATTCATTAAAAATTTGTTCAAATCGCTTTCAAGTACATAGTAATAACCACCGCATAAATGCGCATTTAATTTTCCTAGCCGAATCCATCTCCTAACTGTTTCAATATTTTTACTTAAATTGTGCGAAATATCATTTGTTGTATATGCTTTTTCGCCAAACATTGTCGTGTTTATACATTTTTCTTCCATGTAACCACCTCCTTACACATTTACAATACACCACATTAAACAACATTGCAATACTTTTTTATTATTTTATTTTACGCGTAACATTTGTTACACTATAACAAACAATTATATTAAATACACGTACTATACCTATTAAGTAAACATGCTGACGAACAATGCTTTAAGCAACTGTTCCTACTGACGCTTTTTTAAAATCTATCCGTCACACCCTTATAATCCATGGTTCATATAGCTTCATTAATTCATATATGTTTTATTTATGACAGTATGACAGTTAAAATGATAAAGTATATATAGAAGAGTATAGTAATAGAAGTTTAAAATGCCGTCATAACCGTCATAACTGTCACACTTATGATTTTAAAATAATTGTTGCATTCAAAGTACCGAAGTGCTATTATAAATACACGGGAGGTGTTATACGTGAAAAGAGTCATTATTGATTTGCCGGAACAGCTTGTTGAGGATTTGAAAATTTATACGGTTAAAAACAAAACGTCTATCAAAGCAATTGTTGAAAAATTAGTCACTGAATTTATGGAAGATAAGAGGGAAGTTTGATTGCGGGGAAGGAAGCGTTCCACAGATGACAGCCGAAATTAAAAATTATTTTATGGAGCAGTGTATAAAATATGATTTATGGACAACACACGTGCCGGAATTTCAAACTAAGCAGCAAGTCGACCAGTGGTTTAATAAAATCATCAAGGTGGTGTCAAAATGAAACTAAAATCCTTATCCAAAACTTGTAGCATGTGCCCTGCGCAATGGCAGGGAGAAACTGAAAACGGCGAAGTGTTTTATGCACAATATCGGCATGGGTTATTTTACGCAACGGTCAACGATAAAATTATTTACGAAATAAAATTAAGCAACGACGATAACGGATGCATGGGAACAAGCGAGATGTTGCGGTTAATTGGCGCAGAAATAACGTAAGGCGAGTTAAACATAACTAACGCGTAAAAGTATATGCGTTGGCAAAATAAATTGCTTAGAAACGATTGTAGGAGGTTTAAAATGAAAATTAAAATTATAAAATGCAGCGGTGAAGAATATTGGTACAAAAATCATATTGGAGAAATTATGGAAGTTGTAACATCACGCTATATTGATGGTTACGATACAGTTGGAAATAATTTAGGCACAAAAGCAATAGCTAGATGCATTAATAAATGCGACGTTGCAGAAGTGTCCTGTAAAACGTGCAAGTTTTTAGGCAAACTAGTACCTTGCGTAGAATGTGATGAAAATTGTATCAAATGGCAGTACAAAGGAGAAGATAAAGTGAATTATATACCGGAAATTTGCAAGATGCTGGGAGCTAAAATTGGCGAACGATTTTATATTAAAGTTGGCGAAAAATATAGTAAATATTATTTTAATATAAACGGATTAATGTTTGACGATGTTATGCGTTATGATCAGCCTATGCTTAGTGGAATATTAAGCGGAGAGTATAAAATCGAAAAAATCGTAGAGTTTGCAAAGCCGATATGGTGCAACTATGGTGATCAATATAAATATGTAGCAGAAGATAAAGAAGTTTGTACAGCAACGTTTGATGGATCTACTTTAGTAGATTATTACAATCGTAAATTCGGCAACATGTTTGCACCGGATGCAGTGATACCGATAGAGCAAATAAACAAAATTGGTGATGATATGCGATCTGGTAAACCAAATGAGTAAATGCTCATCTTGCAAGTTCAACATGGAATTAATCGCAGACGAAAAACAAGTACGCTGCAAGGCAAAAAGTTGGCTTGCGTCGTGGCGTAACGCTAGGCGTGATAAGTGTAAACAATACAAGGAAAGGATTGATACCGGTGAAGAAGCGTAAGTATAGATTTTACACTGCATATTGTGAAGAAATAGTAGTAGTTAAAGAAAAAGACTTTGGTAAACTTGAGGAAATATTCCGTGATTGGGTTGAGGATAATTCTGGTGCTGGATTTTGTTTAATAGAGAATGATGATAAAAATGTATGATATGATGCCAAGAATTAAGTTAGAAGTTGACGGAATGAAATTACAAATAGTACAAGCACTTGACGCATATACGTTGCAAATGAATGGCAATATAAAACATATACTGGATAATGTGTGTACTAAAGAAAATATAACAAGGATAATTCAACAGACTGCCGATAAAGAAATAAATAATGCTATCGAGCAGGAAGTTCAAAATTTCTTTCGATATGGCGAAGGCAGGCATGCAATATCTGACGCGGTAAAAAACAAATTATCAGATAAAATAGAAAGGTGATAATATGCAAATTAAATTATTAAGGGATGTATTTTTTAAAAATTTTGGAGAGTTTAGAACAGGAACGATTGTTGAAGAAACAATTAAATATCTTGATTGTTATACTAAAACGTATGAAATAAATCATTCAAACAAAAATATAATTGTTGACGTAAAAGTGAGGTAAATTATGAAAAATTTATGGCCTTTAATCGCACAAGAACGCGGAGTTGAAGTTGGGGAAGAATTTGAATATCTGGGCGTTAAATGCAAAATAGATGGCGAAACATTAAATACATTTAGCAACCAAGTAAATAAATAGACTTTAGCTGATCATAATGTTTTAAATTTATTTATCTGGGGGTCTAACGAAATAACAAAACTGCCACGACCGTACAAAATTGGTGATAGTTATCGGAGCATTCAAATCGACGGAAGTGTTATGATTTATTGTTGGGATGGTGTTTGCGTTGATTTGTTGCGTGCAACCGCGGGCAACCGCTTTCGCACCAAAGCCGAAGCACTGGAACACAGGCAGGAAATACTTGATAAATATGCGGAGGCGTTGAAGTAGTTATGCTCATAGAAAATATTGACATCGGCGACGTCATCGAAACGTGGGATAGCTGTATGGGCATAGTAAGTAAAATATGTAAGGACACGATAACGTTTTATGACAGTAATTTTGAATATGTATGTAGCTCTGCTGACGTTAGCAGACGATGGGAGGAAGTAAAACAATTATATGCGGTTAAATAAAAATAAGCCCCCAGCAATTAAGCTGAGGGCTTTTATTATAGAACTTTAATGTTATGATAATTTTTTTTCGATAAAAACGAGTGCTTCATCAACTACCGTTGCAAAATCGGAACGGATTGTATACAATACTGCAATCATGGATGAATAAGAAACCCACTTCCAAAAATCAGACGCCTTGCTCAGCTTACTGCGTTCAGACACATACCATGCAATAGCTGTAGTAAGTTCTACCTTATACGTCGTTACGAGTTTAGTAGACAATGTTTGACATTTTGCAAGCAAATCGGATTTAATTGCTGTACGAATTTCTGTGATGATTGTCGTTATATCAGATTTTAACGATTTAAAATACGATGTTGCTGTTGCAGCTGTAATTGTTGCCGAAGCCACTACAAGCGTTACTGCTACATTTGTTTCTTCAACTGCTGTAACCGTACCGGAAACAGTTGTATATCCATCCAAAATAATTGTATATGGATACGCTGTACCAACTACTAAGCTATCAAAAGTTGCCTGTCCTGTCGTGTCTGTTGTCTGTGTTGCTGAATTTAGCGTTACGCTTGCGCCCGATGCCGCTACGCTTGCCGCGTTGGTTACTGTAAAAATTGCTTTTGCCATATTAATTCCTCCGTTTATTTTATTGACAGATATGTTGCGATAACCGACAGTATTCCTGTCACTGCTGCTGTCGGGAGGTACTTTTTTAACAAATCCACTGCTACATTTAAAACAATCGGATAAGTCTCTTTTATTATAACACTAATCTCCGAGTCCGTCATTGCCAACAGCTCATCTTCCGTGACTGGTTTTCCAGCTTGTCCTTGCAGATCGCTGAATGCCGCTTGCTCAAATTGTAGGCTCCATTCACGGACTCCGGTTGGCAATAAATTTAACACTTTGCGTACGCGGACTGCTTTAGCGTATTGTTGTAGTAATTCGTTGTCTATCATTTTTTCACCTTATTTATAATGCTTGTGGCAATACTTGATGCTGCCGCCGCGTACGTTGCGTCTCTTATTTTTATCCAGCAAGCAGTCAGCCATGATTGTTTTTTTATTGGCTGTGTACTAATCATGTGATTTCCCCCTTAATAACTGCATCAAATAATCTTTGCGGAGCGACAAAATCCGGCTTAAAATTTGGTAATTCAAAGCCAACGGGAATTCCAGCTTTTAAAATAATATCCCACGCTTCGGAACACATAACTGTTAATTCACCGTCAACTGGTGGCTGTAAATCAAACATCATTTCTAAGCCGGCTTCAACATCTCCGTGAAAACTATATGGACAGCCAATAAGTCGTCGTGCTTTTTCTTCGGCTGCAAATAAATTTTCAATGCCAACGGTGACAAATTTACAGTTTACGCCGTCAATGTATTTAGTTGGTGAGTGTAGCCATGTCGCAGGGTATCTGTCGATAGCGTCACATACTCCATGTGATTCCAAGGTAGAGTTTAATATAATACCTGCCACGTGCGTATATTTGCCATGCTCTACGTATTTTATAATGTCTGAGTACCATGCATTACCTTCGCAAAATATTAATGTTATTTTATCCATGGTCAATACCCGTAAGCCGACAAATCTAAGCTAGACACGTAATTATACGTATTGTTGGCACGGTTTTGGTATCCAGTCGCGTAATCGCTGCACCCTGCCGCTGCTGCATATTCATCATAAAATATCTGATTTAAGTTTTCCAAGTTTGCAGCAATATTGCGATCAATCCTATTTTGTACGAATTTACCTACGATATACGTCGAAGTTGGTCCCCACATTCCGGCATAAATTACGCATCGCGCGTCGGTCAGTCCGCAATCAATTGCGCGTTGCGCGTAAGTCTGCGTGTCACGGCCTATAATTTCAAGTTGTGCTGCTTGCCCTTCGGCTGAATCAAGCAATGCAGATAATTCGTCTAGCTCTCCCGCATTTTCGATATCGCTGTAGCTTCGTTCGGCGAACTTGTCACCGCCAGCAATATTGTTGAGCAGTTCGTCTGCCCTGTCGCCTTCAACCTGCTGGGCGCCCAGTGATGGGTAATCACCGGCAGTCGAACATGATACAGAGCCGAAGCCACCTTCGATTCCGGTATTAACTAAACCTAGTGCAATTTCTTTTCCTAATTCTTCGATTGTCATAAAATCACTCCTTATCCAAAATACAAACCTAAATAATAAGTAACCACAGCAACAAATATCCCTAAAAATCCTTGCCGTATTGCAGATACTATTTTATTTGTTTTGCCATTGTTTTTGTAGCCGATTACAAGCAAAAATATAAATGACACTACAAGGCTTGCAACAAAATTATTTATAAAAATAAGTGGTATCACTGGGATAATCGCTCCAACAAAATATGCGATCGATGAAAACAATACAGTTTGATTTGGCGAATATTTGTTTTGCTGATTTGCGATTGCGCTTACTGAAATATAATTTGCGCTACCCATTGCAAGCAGTCCTCCTGCAACAACACCGATCCACGGACGAATAAAATTTTGTCCGCTCATAATCATGATTACGCTAATTGCTGATAGAACGCCATCGTTAACGCTTAAAATTGACTGCTGTAAAATATTACGTTTGTTTACCGTTAGTCTCACTTTTTAATCAACTCGATTCAGTACATCATTGATACTTTCATTTTCCTGCGGTATAGGATTTTCATTGTCATTGCATACGCATTGGATTGTCCATGATGGAAAACTTAAATTATGAATTCCTGTTCCAGTGCCAAGTTTATTTACATTGTTGTGATGTTCTTGACACAAAACTAATAAATTTCGAATATCATCTACCGACTCAAGCGGTACATTTTTTATTTTTTCTGAATATCCGTATGGATCGAAGCATAATAAGAATTTTTTAAGCTTTTCGTAATTGATTACGTTTGCCAAACTAAACTCTGCAATATGATGCACCTGCAAGCGTTCCTGTGAGTTACAAACGAAACACCTATACAAGTTGTCCTGTTTTAGTTTTTTAACGCTCCTACGGAACTCTGACGCGTCACGTTTTCCATGCGCTGGTGTAATTATGGTTTCTGTTATAGTTTTGTGTTCTACGTGTTCCGGAATCATCGTTTTTTCTTCTTTTCGTCATATTCTGGGCCAAGCTCTTTAAATAACTTGCGAACCATGTCATAAGTTTTAAGTGACCTTCGGTCTGCCGCCTTACTTTGCAAATTTTGTCCGACCATAAGCAATGGTAAAGCAATAAGTTGAATTACATTTGACCAGTACAGTAATGTTTCTTGCTGTGCAGGTAAAAATATTGGTAACAGTCCGTAGCACATTAAAATATATGTGCAATACATCGTGCCGAACAGTTTAGTTCCCTGTTCGGCGACAAAATCGTTGAAATGGTTTATGTGTGTTTTTAATCTCATATTTTACCTCACTTTATGATTTGTCCTTGAATCATGGATACCGTGCGTGATATGTCATTTACATTTTCTTGCACAGTAGCCACGTCGTGCTCCACCCGCGTCACATCAACTCTGACATTGGAAACATCAGTTCTAACGTTGCAAATGTCACTTTTTACACTTTTAAAATCAGATTTGTTTCTTTCGTCGTGCAATGTTTGATTTGACGTAATTATTTGCATTGTTTCATTAAGACCATTAATCGCAGATGTATTATTTTTAAAACATAATAAGCAAATCCAGATGAAAATATTAAACAAAATAATGTCACCATCTTATCTGTCGGTACATATTTTAACACATTTATAATTGATACGACATCCATGCTGTCACCTCGTAAAGCCACACGATTACTTTGTAAAGCCAACCGTGTGACTATTTTCTTTTTCGATCGCTTTATCTTTTGGGTCTTTTATCGATATGGTAACTTTCTTTTTTCTTAAAAACATAAAACAAAATGTTAGTGACCACGACATAAATAAAAGTATCCAATAAAAATATAACATATTTTTAGTTACATACATGGAATCACCCCTGTGTGTTTGTATTGTCTGCTGAATTTAACGGTAAACCACCGTATTGCATACCGCATTCAGGACAATAATAAATCGTTCCGTCGGACTTAGCCACTGACGACATGTCAGCCCCGCATGACGTGCAAATATAAACTACTATATCAGCCATTTGTAATCACCTCTGCTTTCGCTTTCCATTCTGCGTTTATTGATGTGAGTAACTCTTTGTTCGATGTGACAATTGCTGTATTACCGCTCGCATAAGCTGTCACAAGCGCACGCTCAATTGGGTATAGCTTATCTCTGTACGTTTGGTTTAATATAATGAGTTGCTGTGACATCACAGCGTTTTTATAGCCGTACACGCTATTTATAGGAGTGCCACTAGAAATGATTGTTGTTCCTGTAGTCGTTATAGCGGTTGGCGTTGATCTGTTACCTGCGATTTTTTCGGTGAGCGTAAATGTTGCATCAGATGATGTAATATCCCAATATTGCGCTATTGTTGCATTTGCTTTTAGTGCCGTTACAATATTAGCCACGGTTAACGCAATCGTTGTGCCAACAGCAAAATTTGTCGCATCTATCGTGCTTGCTGTAGCTGTTAACGTAACGTCTTGAACTTTAATTGTGTCTGTGATAACTGGAATTTTTGTAACCATGTGAACCATGTTTCCTGCTATCGATGGAAAAGCTGCCGTTAATTCTGCTGTAGTAGGGGTAGCAGAAAACAATATTTCTCCTGTTGCTGCGGTGTAATTACTTTTTACTGTTTTAAAGTTAACACCGTAGTTGTAATAGCAAATAACGTCTACTATTTGCGCAACATATGTCCATACACCTGATATAAAGTAAGCATCGTATCCATTTTTACTTTCCGGGTCTAACTCTGTGCTATTCCCCGGTATTTGCCACGTTCCGTTGATTGGACTACGGTCTGTATAGTCAAGCACTTGCGTGCCTGTGTACAGACCTGTAGCGTCATAGACATATACTGTTTTTGTTTCCGTTTTATCCATTATTTCACCCCGTTTTAATACTTGATTTGTGGAATCATTGCAATGGCTGGTGGCTGTACTGTTGTAGAATTACCATAGACAGCGCTTGATCTAGCAGCATTCAGTGCAATCATTTTATTTTGCTGACTGTCTTGCCCATTACCCGTAAAATATGATTCAATATAAAATGCCCCTGATGGTGAAGCGGATGAATTAGAAACAGGGAAATCTCCTGTAATATTTGGCAGTCCAGCAGCGATTGCCGCCCCCGCTGTATCTGCACCTTGTAAAAACTTTCCGCGTAGATCCGGCACACGAAATGTTGTACTTCCAT